CTTTTCTAATATATTTTTGTAACCTTTAACTTTTTTTGCATTCTTATACCCTATATACAAAATAGGCTTTGTGAGGTCTGCTTGAGATATATCTTTCACATTCCCCACAAAGTCTCGTAAATCACTAATCTTTCTATCTGAAATAATATAACCAAGCTTACTCATCGTTATTTTTTTCGCAAAGATACGGATTTTTTTTAATTAAAACAAAATTATCCAATAATAAATTGTTTTAATTTTCTATGTCCATCACTATTTGGATGTAACCCATCTTTTGCACGTTTAACTTCAAGCCATTGATTATCAGAAAGATTTACACAGTTAAAACCATTATCTCTAATTAATTTGTCAACCTTTAATCGTGTATTTGAATCCCAAGCATGAATGCTATTGTAAGTATAGTTAGGTGCATAAACACAACCTACCCAGATAACCTTCTTTCCTTGTAATAGAGTTTTTAATTTCTTTAATCCCTCTACAGTTTGAGTTGTATTATTACTATGGATATTAGGTGCATCATTAGTACCTAAGAAAACAATAACAGTGTCAACACTATTCAGCTTATTTTTTACGCTATCATAATAAAAAGTTTTTGGATTAACCTCAACTCTTTTTCCATTAACGTATCTACGTGGTTGACTAATTCCAGCAAATTCTCCAATTGATATACCTGGTTCACATACGAAATCTGCATTTGAATATAATCCAGAATTTTTTGCTCCTGCTGCAATGGAATCACCAATTATTAATAACCTTTTTGGTGTTGATTGAATATTATTGCTTGTTGTTGTGCTGTTATTATATGCAGCGTTACTACAAGAGCCTTGATAACGATATACCTTAACAATGAAACTTCCACTCTTATAAGGAACAACGTTACTTGCTTTTCCTTCTGCAGCCCACGTACTTCCATCCCACATAGCAACATGGAATCGCTCTGGCTCATTTCCATTACGTGACGGATTAGGTTTATTAGATGACCATAAACAAGAGATATCACCTATCTGTAGATTCATATGTGTTCCATTTAAACTACCATCAGTTGCTTGATGAACACCCTCGTAGATTTTTACGAATCCCAATTTCTCAAGCGATTCAGGCCACTCCCATGGATATCCATAAGTACCTTTTCCGATACCTGTTGTTTTACTAATTAAACCAGAAGCAATAAGTGCAGCTCTTACCGATTTTGTACATTCTCCATTTGTTGCTACCTGACCTAATGGTAAACTATTAGATTTGATATAAGAAGCTGCTGCTTCTACATTCCAGTCACATATTTTACCATTTACTATGTTACCACCAGTCAAATTTGCTGTTAAAGTTTCACACGCAATAAGTTCTGCATTCTTGAACCATGAGGTCTTTACACCATCTGGTCTTGAATTAATCCAGTCAGACTTGAAATTTTTATTAGCTAAAGCCTCAGATGGTTTTCTACCATATTTCTTTAACAATGATAAAAAGAAATCGTTAGGTAAAGATTCATTTATTGGGTAATTTGAATAATTAAAATTATTGTTAACTATTTTCAAACCTGTTACAATACGGCATCGTGTTGCACCTCCACTATTCGTTTGAGACACTGTAACACCAATAGAAATAGGCTTGTTACCAAAAGAATTACCATCTTTAGCATTCCAGTATATTTCTGACACATAATCATGATATCCATTTAATAGAACATCAAATAATTGTGTCATGTGACTATTTCCACCATCCGATTGTTTAAAAATTAGATAATTACCTTTTATCTCCTTGTCAAAACCACATGTTAACTTAACATTATAATCTCCAAATGTTTTCTGAACAGCATTAAATAATGAACTTGTAAAAGATATGTCATTGACGCTACTTGTAGTTGGTCGCACTGTAGTATTACTACTATTGATATAATAGTTGTAGTAAGCAATAGCCTTATTCTGTCTATCCCTACGTGCTGCACCACTACTTCTCTCAAAATAGGCATCCCATGCTGCTGCAGAGTCAGAAGGTGTACTTGTGGCTAAAATTCTTTGTGCGGTCTTGTTATTTTTCAAATAAGGGCCTGTTAATGAAATAAATGCATATTCCAATTGTTTATCTATGTTCATTGATTTAGGTATTACTGGTGCAGGTCCACTATTCGGATATGAAGTACTGTTTGGTGAATTAAAAGCCATTTTAGGATTTTCATTATTCATCATCATGCTTAATGCTGATTTATTTAGCATGAATAATCCACCAGAATAATAGCCATTAGAATCTTTAATGACTTTATATGGGTCAAAACCTGGAGATTCAATAGCTATATTTCCAACAATACCTGCTGCTTGTGCTACTGATAACGAGCCAAACTCACCACCGATAGTTCTATTCCATATACTAATTACTTTACTAATCATGGTAGCTGCCTTTGTACTTTCATCACCGCTCAATTCTATACCTTCTCCGCCCATATCAGACCCAACAGGATAAATCTTATACTCACAATCATTATCAACGTCAGCTACTCTATTTGCAGCCGTAAATTCAGAACCACTCTCAGAAGTATTGTTTGCCAAAAGGAGTGGTGATTTATTTAATCTTGTTTGTACATTAGCCATACGAACACCTTTAAATGTTGTTTGAAATCTTCCTGGTTCTATCTTATGGCTAACTTCCTCTATCAAATATGAACCTCTAAACATAGGTACATTGTTCAATGTAAAATACATTAAAGGTTGTACCCATGCACATCCTAACATAGTAACAGTACATGAATATGAATTATTGGAATAAATGGTAAATAAATCCTGACCTGTTGATACAATCTTTTTATCACCATTTTTACCATCTCCAACGGCAGCCGATGCAATAGCAAATGTAGCCTGTAATGACTGTTCAGTCATCATAGGGTTTTCCATTCCAATCTCAATGTTATTAAAGAAACTCTGGTACTGCATTCCATAACCTACTCCAAATGCAGGGATTTTATACCAATTTTTCTTGTTAACCTCTGATAAATTTCTTGATGTAATTGCTATTGGTGCTAATTGAGGACTCTTGGATATGTCTTCTGGATTAAGAGAAAAACCATCATCTTCATATTCACCTCTTCCACCTGTATTTATTTTGCTTGAGTGCTCATATGAATATAGTACTACAAAGTCTGGATGTCTTTTAGGTGTACGCATTGAATTAAATGGAACTGGTGTAAACATACTTTCCATATTACGTTTATCACTTAAATCCATAAAATTCTGAACAGATAACATAATACATCTGTTTGTGGCGAACATATCTGACATGAAACTTACCAAACTTGACAAATAGTTGTTTTGGTCAGTTACCATTAGTAATTTGTTAACCATATCACCAACGTCTACAAACAATTTGTCACCTATCTTGTTGTAATAAGAATCAATAAAATAGAAATTATGACCGTCTGTTTGTTTATCACTTCCAGTCTCATCACTAAAGAATTTATACATTTTCCATTCTTCAAAATTTGATGAAGCGACCCATTTATCATAAAGAAGTTTTAAATAATTATAAAACGCAATCTTCATATCATCGGTAGCTTTATCAGCGGATGGAGCAAAAGAAGGAGCGCTAACTGAATCTGACGTGTCTATTTTTCTTGAAACACTATATTCTTTTGCTAAAGCATTAAGGAATGTGTCTAAATAGATTTTTGCCATACCCTCTGTAATGAGTTGGTAATCATTACCTATATTGTTTTGATTTGTTTCAAAATCATTATCAATGGTGGCACCCTTAATGATTCTTACAGGTAGCATTAGCTCTTTCATTAACATATTCATAGGCTGTGATGTTTCATTGTTGAATAACCTCAACAAACCATCATGATTAGCAAAAGCCTCTCTATATGCATGAACTGTATTAGATTTGAAATTACCTGTAGATTCATCCACATTTATGTCATATGCAGTAAATAATTTATTATATTTTGTATCTGCCCAGTTAGTAAATTCTTTAATATATCGTGCCATCATGGCAGAGTTCATAAATTTCAAATGACGTAAATTACTTAAATTCTTATTACTTTCCATCATTGAAATTAAATTTTTGAAATCAAACCAACCGTTATTTGACGTATTCAAATATAATATAGCACCAATTTGAAGTATTGCAGAATAAGGTACAATAATCTGTCTCTTTTGTGATATATCACCTAATATTTTGTTGAAATCATACATAGGTAATAAGGAGTATAAAACCCACGCACATCTCTTTCTAACACTTCTTTCCTCTCTGAAAAAACTTTGAGAGAATATAGAGTAACTCATGTGCAACCCTAAACGTTTTGCACCATTTTCTGTATTAATTCCACAGAATTGAGTAATAGCATAATTCTCAGGATTCGTACCTATGTTTTTATAATCTGTACCGTTATGTAATCTCTCTAATTTAACATATTTGGTTGCATAAGTTCTTGTATTAATAACTTTATCATAAAAACGAATGTTCTTTCTATCTTTTTCTTGATATGGTACATCTACTGCTTTTTGAACAAGAGGTTCAATTTCGGAATTGTTAGTTCCGAAATTGTTAGTTCCGAAATAACTACTAAACGTTTCAGGACTATATGATACATTGAATCCATCCACGTTATTAACAAAATCAGAATATCCCTCTGGTGAAGAACCACTTCCTAAAGATTTCTGAATTATTGTATTAACTCTGTCTATATTTTTATCAAAATAAACAACACATTCGTTAGTAACATTATCTGTATTTATAATGCTACTTCCTTTCTTTATTGGTGCAAAATTAGATATAATTTCATCATATCCCTCACCAAAATCTCCATTATTAGCTATGCTTACCGCCTCACTAATTGTGTATTTACCTAACGGTGAAAAATATGAATAGCCATTTCCACTATTCGTTAGGAAATTACTATTACTAACCTTGAATATATTAAGGAAAGGAGAAAAATCACTCCCTACTTTTGTTGCAAGTGGTTGATTTCCCCATGAATTAGATTTGTTAGATTCAGTTACAATTGATAAAACATCATCTGAATTTATACCACCTTGTTCATTTGCATTTGATTGTAATAATCTTCTAATTACATTTCCTGGTTGTAAGAAAATATATGTAAAATTCTTAGCTTCAGTTTCAGCAATAGTTTTAATAGTTTCGTTCTTCAAATCTCGTCCATTTAAACCAAAACCAAGTATTTGAATCATACGCATAAAAACTCTACCTGCAAATTCTCTTTTGTCATTTACAGGCAATGCATCTTTATAATCACCATAAGGATTAGACTTAGTAATAAAGTCAAAATTGGCTACAGGGAAATGTATTTTTGAATTACCGCTTTCTAAGATATTATTAGCACCATTAGCTGTTAACGCATCATTCTCATCTAAACGTTCTTGAATATGCTGTGCATTAGCAATAATATAAGCTACCTGATTGATTCCATTGAAAATTTCATTAACAAGGTCTGCTTCTCTAAACTTCTTAGAACGTCCAAATTCCCCGACCCAAGAATCTTCTCTTTTTGTAACACCATTTTCTGTAATATCCTTTGTGAATCTTGGGAATGGTGGTACTATTTTTGTTCTAACAGAAACATCTGGTATATTGATATTACTTATTCCTAAGTCATTAAGGGTACGCTGTTCGCTCTGTATAGATTCAACAACTTGATACATCAAATACATAAATGTTTCAAAATGAGCCATATAAATCTTTGACATATTAGATATTGTTGGGTTAAAACCAAGAGCTTGTATTAATACTTTTTGTTTTTCACGTCTAACCTCTTCTTCAATCTCTTCAATATCTTCGCTTTCAGCGTTAATGCTTTCTTGTAATACGGAATAATCACCAAAGTTAAAAATAAAAGCATAACTATAGCGTCTTCCATTTTCAAAAGGATTAATCTTCTTACCTGCAAAAGCATTTCTAACCTCATCAGCAGTTAAACCTCGTACATTGGTAAATTCGCTATTTGTAAATGGTGTACCAAGTCTATTGATAATCTTTACAGGTAAAATATCTGTAAAGTTTTGAGCTGGAACTGAGTATAGTTCACCTGTACTTTCCTCTACTCTGTTAGCTGCTGCTATAAGATTTGTTAGAGAATCAAAAATACTAATATTTTCGCCATCTTTAAGATAAGATATAGTACCAAAATTAGTAACTGACCCACCCTTTATTGCTTCTTCTGATACTAATACGATTACAGATTTGTAAGTAGTACCATCTTCACGCATTACAACGCCATATTTACCGTTAACTGAAGATTCGTTATCAAGAATATTTATTAAATTTGTAAAGAAATCATTATATGCAGCATAAAGTTGTGTTCTATCATTAACTGTTGTATTCTTCTTATTATAACGTGAAATAATAGGATTGTCTTGCCCTAACTCTTCGGCTTTATGAAGAACAAAACCATAGTTAGCACACAATTCACTCAATTTAGGCATAGGTGTAAGCTGCCCAGAAGAATCTGGTATAACAAATTCTCCCTCTTCAACTTTTCTTTCCCAGTAATTAGACCCATCCAGATTGTTACAATAAGGTGCTGCCATACATGCAAGAAGAGAAACGTCATTCATGAATGAGAATGAATAACCAACAAACTTAGCGGTAGCATTAAAGTTACCTGTAGTGGAATCAAACTTTACTCTAAAATCATTACATGTAATTTCATAAGATACAGGTTGCCCATAGAAACCTTTTACTGTGATATTAAATCTTGGATATGGAAACGTAAAGAAACACTGAAAGAAAGACGAAGCTATGTCTTTTTCAGAAAAACCCCTTAAACCATTGAACCCATCACCATTACGCATTTCAGTAGGTGCCATTAATGAGCCACCACGTATATCAACGAACTCTATAGTAACCTGTGGAACCATCCATTGCTGATAAGTAATATCAACAGATGATATACCAAACATCTCTGTTGTTCCGTGGTCCTTTAAATCATAATAAAAACTATCTGTGTAATCTGTAGATAAACCATTAGAATAACCCCAATAATCACTACCTACCTTTGCTGTTTTATGATTCTTAATATCTTCTTTACCCTCTCTAACTGATTTAAAGAAAGATTCATCATATTGTCTATCAGAATCCCTACGGTAGAACTTTTTACCCTCCATAAAGTTTACGGAAGATTTACCACCTTGGTCAGTCCATGACATTATTATCACACTCTTTTCATGTGGGTTCTTCTTAGCATCGAAATTTCTGCCAACGACTTCTACCTCCATGTTAAGTGCAATACAATAGTCTTCAAGGTCAGGTGCCTTGAAGTGGTCTCCATGGTCTGTCGTTACACCAGAATGAAAATTAAGTGTGTTATTAGGTTCAACATATGCAACACTATCTGTTATATTACTAACACTTGACATACACTTTTATATAAAAAATAATTTAATTTTTATTCGATTCCATATAATCTGATATATTCTTCTATATCAGCTTGATAATCTTTTATAACCGTTTCTAAAGGATAAGGAATACGTAACTTAGTTCCATCAGGTATGTTATATTCTAAAGACCCTAATTCAGGATTCGCCTGAAGAATTAACCACCCATAATTAGGGTTATCATAATATTGGTAGGATAATAAATCAAACCTCGTATTTCCTGCTTCATAATAAGTATACATATCTGTATCTTTAACAGGAATTTTAATGAATGGGACCTGTTTTATAGTCCCACTCATTCTAAATTGTTGATATCTATCAAATGTAACCATATTTACTATTTTTTATAAATTCTTCCACGACCTTTGGTATCAACATATAGTCCTTTTTTAAGGATGTTTTGTGATACTGTTTGTCTTGTATTTTTTTCATTAACAAACTTATAATCAGCAAAGTAAATTTTTTCACTATAACTATCTTTGTCTTCTATTAACGGTGGAGTTAACCCTGAACGAACAGATGCTACTGGCTTACTTCCATATACAAACCATTCGGCTTCATCAGAACTTGTGTTATTTTTAAGTCTACTTCTACATCCCCAACATTTTGCATCTACTACTTGTTTTGTAATTTTATCATAATAATATATGTAAGCAATAAGCATAAAATTAGCCTTTTTCCTATCCAGATAATTTTTAATCATTGCGTAGAAATCAAAAGGTCCTGTTGGTACTGTTTCTTCAAATGGAGTTACACCATCTGTTGCTTCTATTAATTGTGTACCACCGACATTGAAACGTGATATACCAAACCTAATATACTTACATATAACTCTCTTACTATTGTTGTTATAATTACCAGAACGAACAGGTGATTTAACTTTTAGAGGTTGTTGTTGAGTGGCAGTAATACCCTCTTTAACAACTTCGGCTGTTTCGTTTGTAGTACCACTTCGAGTTGGTGTCGGTACTGATGCAGATTGAGTTCTTGTTGATTTACTTCTTCTATGTCCAGTAGATTTAGCATCGACAGCCTTAGCATCTACAGCCTTAGCATTTACTGCTTTTGGTTGAGATTCTACTTTATTAGAAATGTTCGTATCTTTTGCACCGACTTCATCATTAATATCACTTATAGGTACTGCTTTTGCTTCTGGCAAATTATAATTTACTTCAAACGGTTTAAAGTATGTAAGTTTACCGTTGCTAAACTCAGCTTGTTCAGACCTATTATCATATACCTCAGTATTAGCGTAATAGTTGAAAGATACTGCGTTCTGTAATCGTGCAATAGGACCAGATAGTCCGCTACCGCCTAAGAAGCTGAAACTAATACTAATATCAGCAAACATTGGCATTATACCTATACCCTCTTGATTTAAATCCCACTGAACAGGGTCATATTGAATACTAATAGACTTAATGGCAATCTTAGTATAATAAAAATCACCTATTCTAAGAATACATACTGGTGGTCTACCAAATGCAAGATTATTAGCGATACGATTATTTTGATTAACATCGCTTGCGCCAATTGTAGGACCTTGACGTGTACACTGATGTAAGAACGTTAAACGTGCATTAAATCCTTCAGGTGATACAGAGTGGAATGCAGGGTCAAAATATTTAACCTTTTCCGTAACTAAGTTATGTAATGTAGGGTCATTAAGTTTAAGTAATTTAAAGAACTCACCCTCATTATCATATCTTGGATAATTACCTAACTCTGCCTTACTATTTTTTTTATTGTTATCAGTACCATTTTTCTCACCAATACATTTTTCATACAACTTCCACGCTTGGTCTGGTGTTATACCACCTTTTTCAACAACAGATAGAACCTTTGCTTTACATTCGTCATCTGTCATACGACTTGTAACTTCTGACATTGTTGTAAAGATTTTTTCTGTTCCATTACCATTGTCTTTACTGAATGTCGGATTTTCCAATAAGCTAATAGCACTTAAGAGAGTGTCCAAATAAGGGTCTGTATCACCACAAGGTATTCCTTCTATTCCTTTTTTATAGACGTTTACAATACCCTTAACTTCTTCAATATTATACTGTTTTGCAATATAAACACCGTCACGATTACTCTTTAAGTCGTCAACTATTTTTAGTGCTAAAGTTGAATAAACAAACTTGTCACCTATATCCTGCTTTTGTTTGCCATAATCTTCAAGATATTTCAATCCTACTGACTTACTAAGCTCTTTTCTTACTCTATCATAAACACGAGGATAGCTACAGTATTGGATAGCATAATCACGAAGTTTATCATAATCATATTTAGTATATAGACTTATAGATGTTTCTTCGTTTAAATATACTTGTTTAATTACCTTACTAAATTCTTTATCATCATTTAATAAAGATGGATTTCCATTTGTTTTATAGAACAAATCAACACTTTCTAAAAACCATGGTTCATAATAAACGTATTGATTTTTATATTCTTCTTCAAACTCTAATCTATGTGCATTACCCCATTTATATATGTTATCAAAGTCAAATACTACAGGTCTTCTTGTTGTTTCATCGGGATAGAAATTGTAATCATAGAAATAACGATATGCCATAGCTTTATTGAATGACTGTTGGTCAGTAACATTTACTTCTGGAACACCATTTCCTATGACCTTTTCACGTGTTTCTGAATTTGATGTCGAAGTTTCATCTGTTGTAGATGTAGATTCTCTTGAATAAACACTTGACGTGTCATTGGAAGATAAATTAGCTGTTCTATATGCATCTCTTATCCATCCACGAATTTTCTCTCTATTACTATCACTGAATCCATCTATATCACCAGTACATTCTTTACCCTGAACGCCATTTCCGTACAGTTTAAGGAGTTCTTTTTGTGTAGAGCTGTCATTCATCCACATGTCAACACTTAAGCGATTATAAGCATTCTTAGGACGTGAATAGAACTTATTCCAATAATGTGCACCACAACGCATAATGAAAATATCATTACAAGTGTACCCTGTTATATTCCCATCATTATCCTTTGAACCTAATATTGTCCAATCCTTCCCTTCTTCATTGTCTAACTGAGGCAACTTAGGGTCTTGTAGAATCTTAGGTGTATTAGTCATGCTATCTTGACTATCTACAGTCAAAGCATCTCTATAGTGTATGATAATGGCAGCACTTCTCCATTGCTTAATCAGTATATCATCTACATCATTATTAGCAATTCTTTTAGGTGTTGTTTGAATATTTGTTCTTGTATTGTTTTCACCTGCTTTTGCTAAATCTTGGAATGGTGATTTGAATGAAGAAAACCATGCTTTAGCCGTGTCCGCTCTTTGTACAGCTAACTTTGTATTACGTTCTACGTTCACACTATCGCTTTTATTATCACCATGTATAGATGCATGACCACGATATTCTATTTTTGTAATATTGTATTTACCTTTAAGCAAATCTTTAACTTTTGATAAACCTTCTTCGTCTACACAATCTTTGTAGAAATTTGTTATTTCTTCATTATTATGTAAACCAACATACATATCAGCAAAACTAACTATTTCGTCAGTTTCTTTAAGACCAAACAAACCTGATTCTGGTGTTTTCTTGTATCCTGTACTATTTAGTGCGTGAGATTTTTTATCTACATAGTTATCCCACATAGAAACTCCAGTCTCTATGTCGACTAATCTCTGGTTTATTACATCATCTGTTTTGTCAACACGATACCACCATCGTCTATGTTGCCATTCCAATATACTGCTACCAATTCCTTTCTCATACTTAATTGGTATAACATTAAACTGTGTTAATCGTTCACCTCTTTTAACAAATACTTTTCCGTTATCAAGATATACTTTGGCTCTGCCATCTGGAGTTATTAAATACTTTCTACCATTGTTAGTTTTTTTAACAGTGATTTTATCATACCTTTTATCGTTAAAAGCAATAGAAAAAGTACTATTTTTGGGTAAATTAACGCTATCTAATACCCCAAGAGGTACATATTTTGCACCTAACCCATTAATTTCATCTTGAGTCAATTCATGACGAATACCTTTACATGTTATTACTGCACTGTTAATTGGCTCAGTATAACCAATAGTCATTAATTTTTCTTTAGGGTTTACTGATACAATAAAAGATGCTTCTTCTTCAGAATTTCCACCATAGAAATATTCTAATTTACTTCCATCTCCAATATCTCCTAATGTATATTTGAACGTTTTGTTACCATTTAATTCAACGGTCCATTCGTTTTCTGTATTTATAGGGAAATTATCTATGTCAGCACGAACGTAGGATTGAGCTTTTCTAATTGAACTTGATATGATACCTTTATCATATCCATAATCTTTATCACCCCATTTTACTTTGTTAGCTTTAGAATTAGATAGTACTTCCATTGCTGCATAGTAAGTTCTATCATCGCCTTTTACTTTATAGTCGATAAAAGCATTTTCACTATCACTAACACTGTTTTTATAATTTGCGGTATCAAATAACATATCCTCAGAGTTTTTAAAATTCTGAGGTGTTCTTGGTTCTATATTCTTTCCAAAAATACTTATACCAGTGCTTCTTCCACTATTTAGACCAGCTCTTCTTGGTTTGTTCATTTCATATCCCACACCATACTCTGACAAAACGTCTACGGCAACGTCTGACGGTAATCCCTCAAATGGTCTTGATGGATTTGATGCGTTTTTAGTTTTAAACATCTGTGTTCCAAGACCATTAATAAGATAATCGTAGGCATTAACAATACTATTTGTTCCTGGTGCATCACTTACACCAGAGTAGTTGTTTGGATAATATATTAAGCAATATAGTTTTTTATCTTCTGGATTTGGTGGTGTATCTGGTGAAGGAGAAGCCACTGGAGGTGTATTTTGAACAGGGTCTGGTTCAGGAACCCTAAATTTACCAGCCTTTAAAACTTCACAACCAGCAAAGAACCTTAACATCTGTTGTTCATGACTATCAATATCATCAACACCTGAGTTTGAAGCGTCTTCTGTTTTGTTACCATCACCTCTTAAACCATGTTCCCAATAATCAATTATTGATGGATGGTCAATTAATAAAGTAAATGACAAATTACCAGTTCTCTCCGTATTAGCATACGTATAAATCTTTTCTCCACGTCCGATAAATGATGTTTCACCCCAATCGACATTGACACTTTCGTCAAATTTGATGTTATATGGAGGAAACCACATAATTCTTCCCCCGAAAGGACCTTTTTGTTCTGGAGATAAACCGTTATCTTCAAACTTTTTGGTATCACTCATTTTGAATGTATCTTTCCACGCAAGATTTTCTATGGAAAACATACATTGTTCTAATCTGACTTTATTAGCAGCTGTACTTATACCATCTCGATAGTCTGACACACTTACAATAGGTGCAATGTTTGGTAAACCATTTAAACGGTTCATAGTACCATACTTATCTAATCTTTCTCCACCCGTTCCGAACTTATCGTCAGACCCATTATTGAACTTATAAGATGGACTTCTAAATGCACCCCAGTTATAATCACTTTCCAATGTAGCTTGACTTATTTTAGAGGTGTCATCAGCATCATCATTTTCCACAAATGGTCGTATAGCATCAATTAATGTATGATATTGATGATGATAAGTCCATACACGGCAATAAGGATTGTCGTATCCATAAGAACTTGTTGGTATTCTCTTTAATAGATTTCGTCCATGTGACATTCCATATTTTTTAGATATAGCGGTCTGTACTGGATTACTATCATCTTTAGAATCTTCAGAGTTTGTGTGAAAACGTGCAACTAATGTCCTATATTTACCAGCTGTGAAATTATCGTTAGTTTTCTTTAAAAGTTCGTTTTGTGATAACTTGTTACTTCTACCATTAAAACTCTCCACAAGACCACTATGCCACACACCAGCATTCGCCTGTGTTGCAACAATCGCTCTATTCTGAGTAACATCATCTTCGGACTCAGAATAATATGTATTAGTATCCTTTGTATTAGTTGATGTTGCTGTAAAAGACATTGCCCAATCTTTTAAATTCTCAACATCTCTATCAACGTCAGCAAAATGTACGGTCGGTTTATCACCGTAAAAAGTAAATCTCTTATTATTATATATTCTTCTTACATGGTCAAATATATATGTATAATCAAACCCCATTAAACTGACTGGCTTATGCCCAAGTCCTTTTAATACAGTTGTAATTGAATCATAAGAATTTCTTTCCCCAATAGAACGGTTAATTAAATCACCATTCTCGAGAACATTTTTTAAGTTTGATTTACCTATTTCTTTAAGTATGTTTAATGATTTTTTTGCCATTTTTCACACATATTACCAATTAAATAATAATATTTTTTCTTGCTTTATGAATAGAATTGTTAAGCTGTTCTATGTCCAGAATCAATTCCTACACCTCTAATATAACTAACATTTTTATTCGTCATACCCATGTTAGCCTGTTTATTCATATTTTCCCTAATACTTGCTGTAAGTGAACGTTCTAATTCTTTCTTGATAGCATCCATATCAATATTACTTAGTTTACCGTCTGTACCTCTAAGATTAATATCACCACTAACATTTACATTAATGTTACCAAACTCCATCTTACCAGAATTAATAGGTGATACATTTTCTTTACCCCTTGGGTCTGCAAAGTATGTTGGTTCTCCTACAGGTTTTACAGTTATCTTGGTATGTCTTACTCCTGTTGTTCCATTTTTAATAACAGTGGTACGGTCATTTAAATTCTCAATAATCGTTGTTTGTCTATTAATAGCATCAACCACACTACTGCTACCTGTTTTAATATCCTCTCTTACAGCTGTAGTGGCTTTATCACTATCACTATTATATCTGTTATTTACATCACCTGTGCGTGAACTTTCCGACATACTTGCATCTGTCCATGCTGTACTATTATAGTTTGTACTATACGAACTATTATAGGTCCCAAGTCCTCTCCTCCTTGGAGTGTTACCAGCTGACTGCATTACACCTACATTGTCATAAACAACTTTAACCTTAGAATCATCTTTGTTTTGTGCATCTGCAATTGCTTTATTGAACCCTGCTTTTCTTTCTTCTCCAGTAGCACCCATTCTGTCTACGGCTTGCTTCCCGAATACCATAACCTCTTTACCTATTGTTATAGCATCACCTACTATGCTGGTTGCAGCTTTAAAAGTTTGTCCCGTTTCGTCCTTGAAGGTCCTAAAGTCACTTCTTAATTCTTCACCTCTCACATCTTTAGATTCCCATCCTTTAAGACCCATTTTATCTAATAAAGAGCCTACGCCATCATAGACCATTTTTCCTAATGTAATGCCAGATGCGAGTCCAGATATTTTGTCTAATGTGTTTTGAGTTTTTTTATCCGCACCAAATAGTTTACCAATAACAGCCAAGGATGATAAAATTCCTTGGATAGCGACACCAAACCATCCAAGCAATGCCATTACAGACCATTGCGCAACAACAGCAGCACCAGCAGATATACCCTGTATCATCACTTTTGCAAGACCTGTCCAGAATCGTGAATTTGTGAGGATTTTTATTCCACTAACCATCATCTTTAATAGACCAACAGATACACTAATTCCATTCGCCACAAGATTTGTTATAGACGGAATTAATCTACTAATTAAACTCTTAAATCCATCAAGCATAGGGAATAGGGTTTCGGCTAATTGTGCACCTATCATAGCTTGTATACCTTCAATTCTCTCACTGACACTAACTATTTGCTGTGCACCACTCATAAATGCCTCTCTATCAGTCATACTTTCTTGCTTTTGAAGAGCCATAACTTCTTCTGGTGTCATTTGACTAATATTCTTAGTCTTACCCGAAACATCTGTAATAGTAAACTGACCTGTCTTTGTATCGTATTGCGCTTTATTTTCAACGAACGCTTTTTGTTCTTCTGATAAATGGCTTAAAGCGCCACCTGCTTGCTGGTCTACGAATTTAACTTTTGCGGATGATTTGGCTATCTGTACAGCTTCCTCTGGATTCATACCCATAGCCTTTGCTTGTTCTTTAATTAAAGCCATGTTATATCCAGTAAGTTCACTCATACCTGTTTTGGTATTGAATGTACCTAAACTGCCGAATATGTCAGTCATTCTCTTTGTAAGAGCCTCTGGGTCATTCAATGACTCATATAACATAGTCATTGGATTAGAGCCGTATGCAGCACCCATACCACCTAACATCTGAAGATTTGCTGAAGATTCAATAGAACCTTGTATAGTATTAAATTTATCAATGACACTTCCCATTGACTGTAGATTGAAGCCAAGTTTCTCTGAAAGTGCTGTCATCTTCATAATACCATTAACACCATCGGCAAACTTATATTGGTTTGCCATTTTGATGTTTTGTGCGACTTTTGCTGAGTATTCTTGAGCTGATAGACCCATCCTTGTTGCTTGGGTATAACTGTCAACAGCTAAATCCATTGCTCCCTGAACACTACCACCAAACTTCTGATACTCTTCGTAGAACTGAGACATAGCTGATTCACCAATAGTTCTATTAGCAGCAACAGCTATCTCTGCTTGTGCATCGTTAAACATTATAGCCTTACCAGTGGCTTTAGATAAATTCTCTTGAATTTGTCCTATAGCTTCACTTGTAACACCATATACGGCAGCTAAATCCTTAGTACGTCGTATTAAAGTACCTGTATAAGCAACGCTTGAACCATAATTTAAACCAATTTGACGTGATGTCTTAACACCCATTTCGTCAAATTTCTGTAATTCGTTCAATCCATTTTTAATCATGGATATAGGATTAACGAGTGAGAAAAATGCACCAACGACATTCTTTGCACCATTAATCAATACATTAGAGGCACCCGTAGCACCGCCAACAACTATTTTAGCAAAATTCTTTCCAGCAAATCCAAGTATACTTCCAATAACAGCAAGAGGTGCCATATTTCTTTTATTTTAAATCTTATTTTATTATAAATAAATAGCTTATTAACATTTTTTACAATAATATATTTTGTTACATCAATATTTTTACTTACCTTTGCATCAACAATAAAATATTAAACAATTAAAACTTTACGATTATGATTATTTCAAAGATTAAAGGTAATAACATTCTTACTTTTTCAGGATGTTTAGATATGATAGGATATTTTATAGCTCTTATTTTCTTTTGGGCTATTGTAATTATTCTGTTCAGTTTGTTTATGGGATGGTTTTTAGAAGACCCAGAGGGGCACATTATGAATGGTATGCATTCTATTCAAATGTGGCTTGATAGTTAATAGACTTTTTGCGTTTAATTGATATTTATCTTAAAAGGTTAGATAATGAATTTAGATAATATCATAAAAGAAAGTATTAATGAGTTTTTAATTAATGAGTTGTTTAATAAGAATAAATACGCCAATCTCGTTAACTCAGCAATAATGAATCTTGAAAGTTGTTTATTCTACCCTCAGATAGAGAATGTTAATGCAACAAAGGTTCCTCAAGAGTATCTTGAAATGGCTTCGATTTTTAATGCTGGTCATACTTTAGCGAATCAGCTTATGGCAACATTAAAACAAATTCAAGCAACTATTAATTATGGTAAAAATGTAAAAGAATCACATATTTTTGAAAGTCCTTCAATTTCATCTTTAATTCCTTCACAATTACGTAATTGGAATCCTGTAAGAGATTTTGCTGTTGGTGCTAAAAGGGGTATGAATGGGGTAGAAAAAGCATTTGGCAAAAATGGTTCTCAAAACAGCCGTGCTAATAGTAAAGACATGAAAACACAGGATAATGCATATATGCTGCGTTCTGCTAATTTGAAAAATATTCTTGATTCTATATTTTCAAGTTTTAGTGGTCAACTTCAAGATTTTGCTAATCGTTTCACAACAGATAAGAATTTGCAGAAACAACTTGTTCGTTATACTACATATATCAATGTTGAGATTAAGAGTTGTTATAAATTAATTACTGTTGCCAATAATTTACGATATAGCGGTATTGAAAATGCAAACTTCAAACAAATACGAAAATAAAGAAATAAATAAAGCCTTGGATTAACCAAGGCTTTTTTCTATAATTCTAAATCATTTTGTGCGATATCTGTAGCTGCATCTATATTTGCAGAACTACTACCTCCCCCTTCATATCTTCTTGCCTTCTCTTCCATATATTCATTATATTGATGTATATAATATTTTCTATCTCGAGTAGGCATCTTATCTAATGTTGTAAAAGGTATACCGATATGTTTAAAACAGCCAAATAATTCTTCTTTAAGATTTTTCTCGTAATTCGGAGATATTGAGGAAAACAGAATCGTCCCAGTTAAGAAAGGTATCAAATGAGCCACCTCCCATTGACTCTGGTCGTTCAACAGTAATATTAAAGTTCATACCAGGTGCGTTGTCGTTTATATATCTTCTCAACATCAATGAGTCACGTGCAGGCATTGTGTTAATAAATTTATTGATATACTTTCTGTCAGCATTTCCATCTACGGATACGACCTGTAACTGAAGAATATTCGTAATCATACGTGTAAATGGTTTATCACTTTTCTTCTTCAATCGTTCTATCCATCTTCTAATTAGTTTGACAGTTTTATCAACTTCGCCCTTTTCTTGAGCTGACATAAATTCATCGGTAGATGCCATTCTCATCAAGTTCTTACTCATTTCAGATAAAAGTTCTGCCTTTGTACCATAATTTTCTATCTTTGTAATAAGAGATAGTTGCTTTTCTTCTTTTCTTGTAAGGTACTTAAACTTTACTTTCTTCTTAGTAATTGGAAGAGTGTATTCAAAGTGTCCGTTTTCATCAGATACAAGCTTAAACTCCTTTGGTTTAATAGTCGTTAAGTCTACTATTGTTTCAATTCTCTCACCTGTTTCTGGGTCTGCAACTACAATTGGAAATTCTGGTCCATAACTTGTGGCACGTAACCATACCATGATTGCATCTACGTCACCACTAACTAACGAATCTGCATCAATACCGCTATTCATTATCTTATGTTTTAAAAGATAATCAATCACTAAACCATCTTCGTATAAGTTTGGCGAGGTGATAAAGTTTTCATCATACGCTGTTAAATAACCAACTGGGATTCTATCTAATTTGTCAGGATAACACTCTCCGTTACTTGGTAACTGAATGATATCATATTGAACCTCTGGGTCAACGTTGTTGTAAAGTTTATCGTTCTGTACTTTTGCAGCTGTTTGTATTGTACTCTCGTCATCTGAAGTCAAATCTATATATTCTTCATCTTCTTCATCATCGTCACTGATATCATCCATATATTCATCCTTAATGCTATGTTCTCTATAAGATTCACTATCAACTTTTTGAGTAGTTTTATCCTCATGCTTAAGTATTGAAAACACATCATAGTCATCGAATAGGTCATCATTTGTTTTCTCCTTTTTTATAGTTTGACTAAGATTGATATTCACATCTGCATCTGGGTCAATCTTTTTAATATGGTCTTGAACTTCTTTCTGCGCTTTCTTGATGCGTTTAACAGATTCCTCTTTACCTCTCTCTTTAGCCTGTTGTATACTATTTTCTAACATTTGGTTATTAGCTTGAAGAATCTTTATTTCTTTAAGTTGTTCCTCACTTAGTTTTTTCTTTGACATATTATATGAATTTATCAATTAAATTTATTTTTTCCACGAGAATAATATACTCTCCAACTTTTACTCTTTCTATAATTTTACAATTTACTAACTCAGCATAAATATCCTTATTAGCATTATTTTTAAAACATATTTTTACATTCCTTTTTGGCTCATTTTGCAAAACCCAATCTTCACCATATGATTCGTATGTATGTATTTCGTCGTGTCCTCGATTCCATATACCAAACTCTGTTTCAAATTCTTCATCTGACGTATTAAAATCAAGTAGAAAACGAGTAATAAACATCTCTTGTTGGGAGAAATACGTAATTAAGTTATCTACCGTTTCTGGTTTATTATCTATATCAAACAAAGAACCTTGACACTGGGCAAAACTGATTTTATCATCTTTATAAGGGCTTTTCTGACCCATCATATAGGTGTTTCCATTAAAACCACTATGTGCTCCAGTGCTATCACTCATTGTTTCATAAATTATATCTTTGTATTTCTCGTACTCACTTACAAGTTTGTTCGTGTAGTCATTATCTTTATAGTAATTATTATCCACACTAAAAGAATCATCATTGTAATCAAAGTACGGCATATAAAACGTAACATTCATCGAATTTTATTTACATGTCTTTTATTCTTATTTTCTTCAAGACGTATTTTCTGTCCTTGTATTTTGAGTCGGCTTTTAAGTGTTTTCATAACCTCTTCAGGTCTTTTCCTAATATCACTCTCCCATATCCTTAAAAGAGGTATACCATGCATTAAAGCCCACTCATTTTTCTTTTTATCCACCCATAAATCATGTTTCTGTGTTGGTGTCAATTTTTTACCTTCATAAATCTCTGGATTTACATGATAATAATCACCATCAACTTCGATTAGTAGATTATGGTCTGGTAGATAAAAATCATAACTCCTTTGTATGTCTTTTGCTTCAAATTGCCACTGATATTTTATTTTAAGTTTCTTTAGAAATTCTGTTTCAAAATATTTTTCTAATTTACTTGTACCAAATTTAGGATGAGTTCTTAATGGTTTCCCATTAGATTTTCTCATCCTTGTTTTGGTTTTTTTTCGACTCTTATTATCTGTTTTTTTTATTGGTTGTTTCATTTTACCAATATATTCTTGTCTTGAATGGGTCTGGGTATTCTTTAGCTGAGATAGAAATATTATCTGAACGTTTGATATTACCAAACAAATCCAAATTAGATGACTTCTTGTTAATTTCTAAAACAGGTGCTTTATATTCTAACTTTTCATAAGCTATAGTAATATTAAACTCTCGTTCTTTACTACTATCTGCTGTACATTTATTACCATAATAATTGGTAATTTTACATCCTGTATAGTGTTCTATATAGGCAAGTGAACCTCGTTTATCATACCATTCTATATCAAAATCAAATGGCGTATTAATACATTTTTCTATTTCACGTCCAAGTATTTCAATATAACTATTTTTACGTTTAACATAATCACTCACACCTAAATGTAGATGTTTAAATATTGTATCAGCTTCAATATCTTTTATATAGTCAGAATCTATTTTGATTGTATTAGGAAACTTGACTTTATATGCATTAGACATAATTTTTTCAGAAGATATATCACGCACAAATTCTTTATCTTTCCATGTTGAAAGTCTATTTAAAATTTCAATTTCCTTACGCAACATTTCTATTTGATGTTCAATTTCAGAACAGTCTTCTCTATCTGCACCACGCAAAAGCATATCCATTCTGGTCTTGTTATACATCTTTAAACTATTCTCTTTAATATTCAATTCTTTTTTTAATTCGTCAGCTGTAAACATAACATTATATTTTATATAAAATATAGAAAAAAAAATGATTATGTCAACTATAAAAATGATAAAAGAGTTTGAAATAACCAAAAGGTCATATCAAACTCTTGTCTTTTAGTATGCGAGGATTGCGTAATCAAATCTTAAGGTCATTGAAATATCCGCAAGGTCGTCCTGACTGTAATCCAAATCACCGAAATCGCAATCTGTTACCATGGTGTTTTTCAGAATCCACTTAGATACAACAACACCAGTTGGGTCAAGCATCTCTAACTCTACATCACGTTTATAACCTGCTGCATAGCCCTGTCTACCACTAACTGACTCAGAGTGTAAACGAACCCACTCCATTACAGCCTGTGAAGCTGACGGACCAATAGGGTCACGTAATTTTACCTGCATGTTATCCCATGTGTAACGTCCAATTACCCATGTTGATGTGTTGAGGAATTGAATTTCTTTCTCATTCTGCTTAATTGAAGGACGTTTCGCAGAAGCAATCCACCACTCTTGTATACCTAAATCTGCAGGAAATCTAAGCAACCATCGGTTTTTTCTTAATGGCTCATAATTAAGAGGCATTTTAAGCAATAAATCACTCATCGAAATATAAATTAATAATATTATTATTTATTTTTTTAATATAAATATTATGATTCGTGTTTTTTAACTAAAATAACTTGTGATATATTTCTAAAATAATTATTTTTGCATATATTTTATAAAAACAAGAATAGTGGATAGAGAAGAATTTATAAAAAGGTCTAAATTAGTATGGGGTGATAATATGTTTGATTATCGAGATATCGTATATGTTAACACGTCTACTCCTGTTGTTCTATGGTATAATGGTGTTAAGTTTACTCAGCGACCTAAACATCATTTAGCACATAGGAAACCTCTTTGTATGTCTGAGAAAAAGAAACATACAAGGGAGGAACTTATTAATAAGTTTAATAAAGTCCATAATTCCAAATACACTTATGGTGAGTTTGTGTATAAAAATGCAAAAGAGAAGAATATACCCGTTTACTGTCATAATAAAGATAAATATGGTAATGAACATGGTATATGGTATACTAATGCGACAAATCATCTCTCTGGATATGGTTGTCCGAAATGTAAATCTGATAAACTTTCTTCTACATTCTCATCCAATAAAGAAGAATTTATAAAAAAGGCAAAACTTATACATGGAGATAAGTATGATTACATTAAAGTTAATTATGTAAACAATTCTACTCCAGTTGAAATAGTTTGTCCTCAGCATGGTTCTTTTAAACAACTCCCTCATAATCATTTACAAGGCAAAGGTTGCCCTAAGTGTGTAGAAAGTAAACTTGAGGAAACTGTTAGAACATTCTTAGAAGAGAACTCTATAGAATTTAAGCAATATTACCATACTAATTGGTTAAAACGTCAATCTTTGGATTTCTTTTTACCTCAATACAATTGTGCCATCGAATGTCAGGGCGAACAACATTATAAAGAAGGACATTTTGGTGTAACGTTAGAAAGTATTCAGACTTTAGATAAAACAAAATACTTGTTGTGTAAGAAAAATAAAGTACACCTATACTATTTTGCTTCCGAAAAATATAATACGGATGTATATACGAATATATCAGAACTATTTAATGATATTACTGGTAATTGTGTTTTCAAAGATAAAAATTTAAACATTGTTAAGAATTTTCTTGCTACATTAAAGTGTAACTTTACTTATTCAATTAATAAAATTCATCATTCAGATGATTTTATAACCATACAGGATAGATTCTATTCTGAGGAAAATAAATTGATGATAATCTATGTGAATAGCTATGACCATCGTAAACGTTTTGCAAAATATAATTACAATGAGGGTATCTCACAAGACTATTTTATAAATGAATCCAAGAAATACGAAAAAGACGGAATAAAATGTATATGGATAAAAGATTATGAGTTAAATGATAGTAGTACTTTAAAAGATGATAATGGAAAATATTATTATGATTATCATCGTAAATGGGAAGTAATAAAATCTTACATTAAATATAGTGTTAATGAATGTCCAAACGCATTATACGCACGTGATTGTGAAGTTCACGAAGTAAATAAGCAAGAACTGAAAGTATTCTTAGAGAAAAACTCATTACTTGGCTATAAATCTTCATCGGTGAATATTGGATTATATTTAAAACGTGATAAAGGTAATCTTAAAAAAGGAACACTTGTAATGGTTTATACATTTGGTGTTAATTACTTTAGTAGTACACCTGATAAACAAAATGTAGAGGTTATCCGTGCTTCCACGCTTATTGATTATCATATTAATGGTGGTGCAAGTAAATTAATGAAACACTTCTTTAAAAATTATCCAGTAATAAAAGTCAAAGATAAAATAATTAATACTGATTCCATTATTTATTACGTTGATGCTGACCATAATAATGGTAGTACGTTAGACTGTTTGGGTTTTTCTCTTGTTTCATGGAAAAGTGGATTTGTATATGTAAATTCAAATAAAATAACGTCCCAAATGAGAAATCCATCAAAGTATAAAGAAATGCAAGAGGCTTTGATGTCTCATAAAATTTTTATTTCTCCTACCGCTGGTACAAAAGTTTATAAATTATGAATTATGTGTAAAGTTGTCAATCACTCCAATTCTTTCCAATGTTTGCAAGATTGGAAAGAATTGAAATAAAAGTATTTCTATTTTTTAAAATTAATAAAAGCAGAAGAAAATTAATCTTCTGCTTTCTTTTTTAACCAACACTTGCATTATCTTTTTCAGAAACTGCTTTGTCACACATTAACCAAATTTTCTTATAAAATTGGTATAATTCAGAATCTACATTTTCAGCATACTCTTGTAGACCTTCTAATGCAACCTCACGTATTCTTGCGATTCTGTCATCTTGTTGTGACAAATCTTGCCCATTCATATTATCATCTTGATTATTCTCTTCTCCACCCTCAAAATCTTCCTGAGCTGGGATTTCTTCATCATTAAACTGTTCTTCGTCACTAAAATCAAATGCTTCCTGAAGTATTTTAGCTGACTTATTCAAGTCACGTAATGTTCTTTCTAAAAAAGTTGTTTTATTTTTTTTCATATTAAAATGCAGTTTATTATAAATATCAATAAAAAATAAAAAAGGAGAACCAATACGATTCTCCTTCTCTATTAATATAATATGTTTAGATATCATCAAATGATGCGCCCTCTGGAGTGAGGATAAAGTCTATTGTGATATACTCTAATGCACCATAAGGTTTGAAGAATATCTTAGCAGGCAACTCTCTTCTTTCACGTGATTCTACGGTATCATTTACTTCGATACGATAATCAGAAATACCTCTGTTGTTTCTAATATTATCCAGAATTGGAGTTACTGTTGACAAGAAAGTATTCTTACTTGTTGTATCGTTAGGGTCGAAGATAAGACCGATACATGATATAGATATAAGTTTTCTTAATCTTAACAACAAGCGTCTAACAGCAATTCTATTCAGTTGAGATTCACGTTTCTGAAGGTTCTTCTGACCCCAAATCTTAACACCGTCTGTTGCAAATGTCTTGACTGGGTTGATTCTACCTTCGTACAATTTATCTTCATCACCAATCTTAGTAATAGTTCTTGCTCTTACACATTCAACATTACCACGGTTAATACCTGCTGGCGCAAACCAAGGTTGATACTGATTATCTGTCTGAGCAAAGTTTCTGACAGCATCTTTTGTAGCAGGGAGGTATATGTATTGATTATTATCTTGGTCAAAATACTTAATCCAAGGATAATATGTACAAGCGTAATTTGAGTCTATCTCCATATCCTCAAGGTTATATACAACCTCCTCTGCACTGTACATCTCATCTGTAAAGTCACTTGCACCAGATGGTTTATCAGGAGTTGTAATCACATAGATTGAATCAGCTCTCTCTTCTTCAATCATATCAATTGCTTCCTCTACTAATAATTTCTGGTTAACATAATCAATACCTGGAGTTGCAAATATATTAATATCTGTTTCCTCTGGATTAGCGAACTGTCTAATTGCAGATAAGTAAGCATACCAGTCTGATGTTATACCATTCTGATTCAATTTCAATGACTTAGGATTCTGTATTTTGTCAAATGCGTAACCTGCGCCACTATTTGCATCATAAGTACCTTTATATCTTGATAATTTAAACTCATTGGTATTAGTTCTCTTATCACGATAAACATCCCATCCATCGAAACCACCATAGAAATAAGTAGTGAACTTTCTCATATTAGCATTTTCGTATATTGAACCTGCCATTTGTTCCTCTGTGCCGATAACTGGTGTTTCTGGTAAGTTTCTTGTTCTTGCGTTTGTACTAACAGCATCAAACTTATAGCCCTTTTCACCATCTACGGTAACGTTAACTACGTGTTCTTTATCATCAAATGCTTTTGAGTTAATACGAGAGTCAAGGTGGAAACCCTTTGTTAAAAGAGCAGGTACACCGTCAACATAAGCTGCATTACCCTTAAATGTAAACATGTCAATATCAACACCTACCCAGCTTGAAAGACCGAAGTACTGCTTTCTATTCTTAACCTCTTCATCATAATCAAGGTTGTATCTGAGTTTAGGCTGTTCTATATCATCATGAGAATCGCCATCTACAACCTGTACACCTGAATAAGCCTGTTGAGGATATCCGAGGAAACCAGCAGGTACTGAAGTTCTTGCAGCTGTTGTTTCGTTTACCTCTATGGTTACATATTTAGATTTTGTTTCATAAACACCATCAAATGAACCGATTCTGTAAGCAACATAATCACTCTGACCAGGAATCATTGAACATCTACCAAAGCGTTCGTAAACTCGTGGTGATTCGTCAGTATCATTGATATCTCTGATTACAACATCGAATAAACCCTCATCTGGACGAATATTCTCTATAGATACTTTAACTTCATTGTTAGAAGTATCACCGTCAGAAATGGTATGGAATCTAAATAACTTATTCACTTCCATTTTGTTGTAATCACCTTTTAAGTTAGAAACAATCCAAGGCGTTGATGCGTAACGATAAGCTGACTTATAATCATTCATATCGCATGCTGCAAAGGTTATATCATCTTTGGCTGTATTCATACGCCAATACATGCCATCTGAACTATTCTTTACAAGTGTTCTCTTTGTAACTTGAGTTGTTGCACCCTCTTCTGGATTTCTTAGCTTATCATACATAGGTGCTGTGTTTAAATCTCCACCTTTCTCACCTTTTGCTGTACGTTTAGCCTTCCAATCTTTCTCATAAAGTTCAACTGACTCAGCCAAATTGTAAGCGTAGAAGTAATGTCTCTTACCATCTGTACCAGTATATTGTGCGACAGTGTAAATCTGTCCTGGTTCAACAATTACTTTTACAGGCTCTTGCATTGCTGCAGCATATGCAGCTTTACCAGCTTCTGTAGTTTTGTCGAATTTAGTTTCATCTGGTTTACCTACAATTCTATTATCAGGAATACTTGCAATGGCAACTGAAAGTCCATCTTTTTCAAGTTTCTTTGCAGCTAACTGTTCATATGTAATAGGCTGACCAGTTATATAGTTATAAGGATGTGCATGGATAGCCTGTCTTGTACCGTCATTAGCAGCTACACTTGCTCTCTTGTCAGCCAAATATCTCAAACCAACATGTCGTCTTGTTAAACCTTCCTCTTGAAGTTCGATTAAGCCTGATACAGCTTCAAGACCATTGTAATCGTTAGTATAATAAACTTGATAAGACTCAAGAGAATTTGAAATAGCACTAATAGTTCCCTCTACAATACCCTGCTGCAAAGATACATCGTAAAGTGTTTCTACGAATACAGGTGCATCACCATCTTGTGCCTTATTACCTAATACGTTCAGAATATACTCTTTATCAGAAGGATTCAAAGATACAGGATATTCAAAATATCCATCAGGATGTTTACCTTTCTCAACTTCTGCCCATAAAGTAGTCAATTGTTCCTCAGTATGTGCACCTAAGAAACCTGCTATTTTAAAACGTCCATAGTTTAAGGTATTAACTTGGAAACTTGAAGCATCTGGGCTTAATCCAAAACCTGAACATTCGTTACCAAGTGAATAAAGAGGTACATATGGTAATATTCTAAGTGCATCCATATTATACTTTCTTGGTGCTTTACAATCATCAGCCTGTGTAGCAGCTGTTTCACCAACATTATATGTCAAAACATCATAAGAATTTGATGAACAAACACAAGTATCATCATTTGATGTTGACTTCATATATGGATGATATGAACCACGAGAGCGAAGAACAGCAACTACCATCTTGCTACCTCTTTCGGCATCATTTACGATTTCTCTATCAGCTGTAATTAACCACGCTGGACCAGCATTGTATCCACTAAGACCCAATACACGTACGAATTTCAGATTTTCTGATTCTGATAAATATGATTTTGCGATATATGGTGCTTCGTACTTAGGGTATTGACTTCCCTTAAATTTCTCTGTACTTGTACCACCAAATACATCTTTGTATTCTCTCCAGTTTGGTGTATCAATTGCTTGGAAAGCAGGACCACGCAAAGATTCTCCTACAAGTCCTAATTTTGTGATACCAAGACTCTTAACCGCATAGGTCATATCTATTTCACGACCATAGATACCAGGAGAAACGTGTATACCTCTTGCATTATCTGCCATAATATTATATCTCTTTTAAAAAATTATTTTATTTTTTTCAACCACTATTTTAATAAAAAGTGTCATCATTGTTCTTTTATATAAATATTGTATTTCATTCAATAGTACATTATATAAGAGAAAAAATATGAATCGTTATATTTATATACTAATTTGTATTGTCCTTTTTTGTTTTTAATTCCACTAAAGTTAAAAAATTGATATATTTTTTTACATTTAACTCAAATTTGTTATTAGATAATTTGTCTTTGTATTCACTCAGTAATTTAGAATCCTGATATTTCTCTCCGTATTCTATCTGCAAATTAAAAAATAACTCGGTAATTTCTCCTATTTCTTTAATTAATTTATTTAGAGTTACCACATCGTTAAAATCTAAAACAAATTTATATCTCTCTTCTATTTCTAATAGTGTTTTTTCTAATTTGATAGCATCTTTTATCGTAACAATCATATAATCTATTTCTCTATAACAATTATTTCTTCATCGGCTACTTCATCAAGCGGACTTTCTGGCGAACTATCACTGTCAATTACTGTGTCAGGGTCAACACCATGTAATATAACTTTAGAACCTTGATAAAGGTCATCTCTTGTTATTTCTACGGTAATTTCATCCTCTTTATAAAAGTTAATTTCTTCACCGTCTAAAGCCATAGTTTCACCATTTATCTTCAATACCATATCATACACATTTTCCGTTTCTACAGTGTCTAATATCATGTCTGTATCAATGGTAAAACTTTCAGAACTATCACATGCATCAATATTAATTACAAAACTTAGTTTCTTATTGTAATATTTTTCTATTTCTTCTTCTTTATCACAACATTCATCTTCTGTATTACAAATTTTTACACAAGTCTTTGTATCTTTAAATTTATTGGTAGGTATTTCTGGTTCACATGTTATTCCGTTTGGTTCTGAATCGTCATATGTTATAATTCTCTCTCTATCTGTCATTCGTGTATTATCATCCTTCATTGCATGTGAAAAGCCATTAGATGAGTTGTCTGAATTTGGCTTATTATCCATTTCACTATCTGACATTTTTGATGACTTTATTTTTGATATATTCTCATCAAAAGTATCAATAATACCACCACCAGTATTACTTACAGCTACATCATCGAATGAACGCATAATAAATCTTGAAGGCAAGTGTTTAACATCGAAATCCTCTTCTCGAATAATATACGCTTTTAATTTTATTTTAAACGTTTGTGAATAATATTTTCTATCATCTATAGTGTATTCTGACTCATCAGATATATCTTCAAGTGTTATTGGCATAGGATGACCATTTGGAAAAATATAACTCTGTATACTTTGAAATTCATAATGTATTAATTCATTCATACGGTTAAGAAGTTCATACTTGTTACATACCATTCCGACCATATAATCAAAGTTAACTGCAAACGGTTGTTTCATCGTATACATATCATAGGCTTCAGTTCCATTTTCCTGAAGTACTGGTTCATAGAAAACTGCATAATCTCTATGCCCTGGTATGTTCATATAAGGTCCTTGACTTTCACCCTTCTGTGGGTTAGGTGCACGTGTTATAGTTTTAAAATTAAGTACAATACTACCCGATTCATCTAAATATTTCCACGTTTGTGAATATTCACTTATTCTTTGGCTACTATATAACTTATATGTCGGTAATTTCTTGCCATCATAAACTATATCTAATTTTTTGTCAACCCATTCAAAAAATTCTTGGTCAATATCTTCATACCCCACTGGTTTTGGCAGTGGAGTTCCATGTTCAAGAATCACTTTAGACATATTTCTCCGTTTTTCAACGCCATATGAATTATGTCTAAGTTTCATTTTATTAATAAATGGTTTAGGTTGTATAAGTGCCATTATTTTTTCTCCTTTTTTGTAATGTTAATGTCTTTGTCATTGAAGATAACATATATATCAAAGCCTTGTTCATCATGTGCTATTAGCCCTGTATATCCAATTTTGTTTAAAAAAGCACTTGCTTCCTTATCACTACCTAATATACTTGAAATTGTACCATAAATACTACCCTCATCTTGACATTGTGCTATATATATGCATTCGTAATCCCAAAATTCCTGTTCGCATCCTTTATAGGCTTCTTTTCCGTACTCATCCTCTGTTGTATAATACTTGAAGAACTTTTTTGCAATACTCATACTTTCTATTTTAGACGGAGTTTTGTCATATGTCAGAAATTTGTTACCAGATATATCAGCATGATAAATAATACCGCCCCTTGCGTATTCCATGGCACATTCTTCAGATGTTGTGAAGTACAGACCATAACCAAACGCTTGATTTCCCCATCCACTATTAAGATATTTCAAATCAAACTTATCAAAGTCCTTAAAACTACCATGCATTAGATTAACTTCATTATTTAGGTTTTCAATTAAGACATTGATAGTTTTTAAACGTTCTTTTAAATTGCTTTTAGAGGCTTTATTTTCAAACTTTAATGTATTTGGATTGTCGTTATCTAATAACTCCTGAGAAGCCCTTGAAATACCCTTATTCCAACCACTATATTTAGGGTCTAATGTTTTTTCTTTATGTTTAAGAACTCTTTTTGACTTTTGTTTCTCTTTTTCTTGTTGTATCATTTGGTTAAGAGTATATCTATTTCTATAAACTTCTTCAAAAGCAGCTTCTGTCCATCTGTAATACTGATTTTTAACAAATCCTTTAGAATATAAGAATCTATCAATGATTTTAGGAGGAAATGTACCCCAACCATACTGTCTTAGCAATGAAGAAATTTCATTACTTGTTTTTTGTTTGAAATAATATTTTGAATCTTCTTTAATCATAACCATTATGCTTTAAATTCTGAGGTGTCTACAGGGCTTGCTTGAATTGTACGGTAAAGTGGTATTGTACCCCATAAGGTATGTCCATTGTCATAATTGTTTCTACCGTCATTATTAACGACAAAATATATCATTAAGTCTGGTTTTACCTGTACACCAATATAATCACCATTTTTAATATCAACACCCAATTCTTGAAGTGTTTCCTGATACACACTCACAGTAAGTTTACCAGTTTTTACATATGTACCTAATTGTTTTGTCTTATCATACGATTTTAACTCTGGTTGTTCTATTTTATAAACACAATGTATTTCTACAGGTGTTTCATATTCTATATTATTGACATCGGCTTCACCATAAACAGCATCGGTGTTTGTAGTATTTAATTTAACTTGATACAGCACTACTGTTTGATTCATGTCCTGTTCTATATAATCTTTTCCAACCTGTAATTCAAAATCAAAAGATTCTTTATCGTAGAATAGATTATTTCTATTAATAGGTACTCTTCTCTTTGTTCCTTGGTTGAATGTAATTTCTGCCATTTCTTAACTATAATATTTATCAGCTATTTCTTCATTAAATCCGTCATCTAAAATTACCATGTGAGGTTCCCCATCTCTCACAGTCATACCCCAATTCGCTAATCTACAGAAATCGCCTACAGGTGGTCTATAGTTCATTATATAATCATACAATTCATTAAGAATATATGACTTTTCTTCGTCATAATCTAACATATCCCTTAAATTATCATCTGATAATATCTGACGTGTTTGGAATCTTGATGGATTTGCGATTCTTCCAGCTGACAAAATAAACGCTTGAATTTGTTTCCATGTAAAACCTATTACCTTTTTAAAGTCTTGTGCTTTTGCTGGTAATACATATTCACTTACAATCCACTGGAATGAAGGTTCTCTTTCTCCATCGTATGAATACATTGTTGTATGTTCTCCGTCATACATGAATATTTTAGGAAAGAGACTATACGTATTCTTGTAGTAATCATTTAATGTTGAACATTCTGCTTCATTCTGTGCAATACCTTTAACATTCTTAGCTAATTTCAGCACTTTCTCATCGTCTATTTGGAAAACTATTCTACTCGAACCACTACCAACTGGATTACCTAAGAAACTTTTGCAATATGCTACTTTTTTGTTGTAGCTAAGACCACTAAGTTTATCTAAGCTAAATCCGTCTTTGGCTGCCTCAAAAAGTTTATACTGGCTTTCGTTTATAATAATATTTTTCATTATTTTTACTTTTATTATAAATATTAACATATAAAACATATAATTCATTTGACTTTATCAAAAAAAGTTTTATATTTTACATATAAATATATATAAAATATAATTTACAATGGCATTGTCTTTAGATGAAATAAATCGCTCACATAGATTATTAAGAGAATATAATGGTGAAAATCCATATATTATTTCTCTTAAAAATTCAGTGTACGCATATAAGACAAAGACACTAAATAATTTTGAATGTGAGTTTATCTTAAACAATTATAATAAAGAACCACTGTTAGTTAATAAAATTGTTTCTATTATAAATTGGTGGGGCAAGAAGAAGCAAGAAGACTGGGAACTTGAATTTACCCCGTCTAAACTTAAAATTACTTATTATTTAGGAGAAACAAAAGATTATTATTGTTTCTATTGTTTTTATCGTCAGAATCAAGATAAGGCTGTAATGTGTTTTGCACCTAAAAAGGCAATACTTACAGATTTCCTTACTCCAGACCATAATACAATGGAAATTGACTTTACACCATATAACCAAAAGAGTGGACGTACAATGATGCCTTATCAAGAAGAGGCAGTTAAGTTTCTTACTGCACATCCTAAAGCAATTCTTGCATCCGCTATGGGTAGTGGTAAGACTTTTTCGGCTATAGTAGCAGCTCTTCATGGAGGTTATAAGCATATATTGATTATTGCACCTGCATCTGTTAAAAAAACATGGGAAAAGGAATTGTCTCTTCTTGTTCCAAAAGAAGATATTACAATCGTGAATGGTTCAACATGGGTTGATGCAAGATTCACTATTATTAATTACGATATTCTTAAGAACTTTTATACAATACCTACTCAAAAAATACACGTTAAAGAAATGAGTGTTGATGAAAAAGGTGAAGTTATTTCTGAATACAAAGAAAAAGAGATTATTTCAAGAAATCGTAAGGTAATTTGTAACGCTATGTCTGAATCTCAGTTGTTTCAGTCAAAATTCGACCTCATTATTATTGATGAGGCACATAGATTGTCCAATACAACTTCTGGGCGTTATAAAATCATTTCAGACTTTGTGAAAAGAGCAAGACCAACTGGAGTTTATGAATTAACAGGCACCCCTATTACTAATAGACCAATTAACTTCTTTAACCTTTTAAAGATTATTAATTGTCCGCTTGCTGAAGATTGGACTTATTATGTTGAAAGATATTGTGACGGTAAGGCATTCTATAAAAAGAACGAAAGGGATGCACACACTGCACTTTATCTTAAAAAGGTTAAAAAGAGTAGCTGGTATGATTTATCTGAACAACAAAAAGAAGAATTAAAAAATATTCTTTCTAAAAAATGTAAGAAGATATGGAAAACTGGCGGTTCATCTAATTTAGAAGAACTACAGGAATTACTTAAACCATACTATTTGCGTAGAATGAAAGAGGAATTTGGTAATATGGTTCCAAAAACGGTTAAAGTTTTACATTATAACCTTACTTCTGAACAGCGTGAGGAATATGATAGAGTATGGTGCGAATATAGAGATTCTAAAATTGAATCTGCTGACACATTCGAGGATGGAATGAAGGCAATGGTGGATGCTGAGAAGTATAAGAAGATTACCGAGGGTGTTCTTTTAAGACAATGGTTGGCACATGAAATGTTGGTTAGAACAATTTCTCTTACAAGGAAATGTGTAGAACTTGGTCATAAAGTTGTAGTATTCTGTTCTTTCGACGATGAAATTAATACACTTATGAAAGAATTTGGTGATATTGCGGTTAAACATAATGGCAAGATGATTAATAAATATAAGGATAAATCAGTAGAATCTTTCCAAAATGACCCAAATATAAAAGTGTTCGTAGGAAATATTAATTCAGCTGGAGTAGGTCTAACGCTTGTAGCATCCGATGTAGCTATATTCAATAGTTTCTCTTGGGTGTCTGGTGATAACTTACAAGCTGAGGATAGAATACATCGCTTGAACCAAACAAAGAAATGTACCGTTTATTATCAAGTATTCTCTGATACTTTCTATGAGGAGATGTTAGATAAAGTAAGAGGTAAACAAAGTATTATTGATAATATAATTGTTACTGAAAATGAAAAATAATATATGATGGAAAATAATGAAGAATTGAAACTATGTTTCGTTAATGTAGTAGGAATGGAAGAAGATGGTAAGTATCGTTATGAATTTATCTTTACCGACGATATAGATAATGTATGGGGAGAGAATTTTGATGAGAAACCAGCAGGTCTTATTAATAACTTGATGGTTGATGAACAATATAAGACGGAAACGCACGTGGTGAGAACTAAAATAAAATTTGACCTTGTGCAACAATGTTGTTGTTTTGGAATGCAAGATTGTATGGATGGAATAGTTGCACTTGCTTATGAGAACATTGATGATTATGAATCTTATCCTGATGACGGAAGATTAGTATTTAATTTCGGTGAAACTTATTTTAATGTTGAATCCAAACTTGCAATGAAAAGTATTCTAATTGGTTGATATTTATAGTAAAAAGATATGCAGTATTTCTATTTACGTCAGAATAGTCTTCTTCCTCAATTAAGAATGGAATTGATTGAGGATGGAAGACATGACTTTAATAAATTCCATGACATGATACAGAATGCAGTAATTACATTTACAATGGTTAATGCAGATACTAATGTCACGAAAATAGCTAAAGCACCTTGTTATATAAAGAAAAAAGAGGGTGATGGATGTGTGGAGCAATATGTTATCTGTTATGACTGGAAAAAACGAGATACACAAGATGTCGGCACATTTAATGGTTATTTTGAAATAACCTTTGGTGAAATAAAATCAGATGAAACATCTTATCCGACAGGTAACTTGTGGATGCCTATTAGAGAAGATTTGGTTATTACCATTTTACCAATCGGGAACCATAGTTAGTTGATAGGTTGCATCTTTTCCTCCAAGATGCAACTTTTTTTATTATATCAAGTAAATTTGTCAGTCTAAAGTCGTGTCTATTTCCTCCATTCATTAATTCATTCTCATAGACTTCTTTTAAAAGTTCTATACTTTTATCTATTTTTTCTAAATTTTCTTGTTTCATAATTTTTAAAATTATAGTTATAAATATTTAACTAAAATAATTTGTTTGTTTAAGAAATACGTCTTATCTTTGCATAAAATTTAAAAAATGTAATTATGAAACTTACCAAGGTTTATTTAAAGGAATTATATAAGAAATGTAATCATCACTTCTTTAATGATGAATTACCTAAAACAGGTTTATCGTTTAGAATAGACCATTCTATTCATAATGTAGCAGGATGTTATTTCTCCACTAAAAATAATAAAATCAACACTGTGATTTATTTTAGTGATATGTATGAGTGGAATGAAGATTATCTTGAAAGAATTATGTTACATGAAATGGTTCATATTTTTTTATATTCTTCAAATAGAAAAGCAGACTCTAAGCATGGTAAACGTTTTAAAGAGGTTTGTATGAATATTAATACCAAGTTTGGTGTTAATGTACCATTAGACGGTTCTTTTGTATCACTTACAGATGAGGGTTTGCAACAAAAAAGTGCTAATAAAAAAACACATAATATTCTCTTATTAGCACTAAATTACTTGATAAATAAGTTATTTTAATTCTATTTGTATATTTGGTTGATTGCGTAGCTCTGATTACTTCTATTGTTCATTGCGCTATAGTTGATTCTCTTAATTAAATCACCGATAGTCATTTTGTCACCATATTTCTGTACAAAAGATTTCAATTGATTAATCAACTCCTGCTTCTTGTCATACGCACCCTGCTCTTTGTAGTTTGTTTTAGCTGCTTGCCAACGTTTACCCAAATTATAGTTTACTTCTGTGTCGTTTGGTGCGTTATGTCTTTGTGATGCATTTCCTACACCTCTACCGAAAAATGCATTAGCACCAGCCTTTACATTATCCCAAACACCTTCATTCGCCATATTCTCTTGTAAAGCGGTTCTTACTGAATTTTCTATAATATTATGTAAATCAGCCTCTGTTAGTCTTATAACTTGTTTCATAATTTATTTATATTTTTAATATAAATATCATTTATTTTTTATTTATTTATCTTTTTAGATTTGTTTTTTTTAAATAGATATTGTATCTTTGCAACGTTTCTGATGCCATTGTTGATGTGGCTTTAAGAATATAATTTAAAAAACAATAATTCATGAAGAAAATTACGCCTGAAGACGTTGAGAGGTTTCTCAATGGACATGACCCTATGGAGAGAATTATATCCATAGAGTGCGGTTATGATGATAATACGGCAAGTATTATCTATGTTAATGAAAATGGTGACAAGCGTGTTAAACGTGAAAATTTTTATCCTTTTGTTTGGGTTAAAAATAGTGCTTGTCAAAGAATGTTTGGTGGAGATAGGAGTTTATTTGTTAGAAAACTTCGCCAGTATGGAATCAAAATTAAAGCTCTTCAAACTCAGGGTGATGATGGGAGTGTTAGTTCACGTCTTGATGAAGGTTATAAATTCCTTTTTTATTCATACAGAAAGATGTCATATAAAGTCTTTATGATGTTCTTTCAGGAATCTGGTGTGCCTATATATGAAAGAAAGAAGAAAAACGATGATTCAAAGGGAGGTAGTAAAGAATTTATGACCTGTAGTCCTGTAGAACAGTTTATGATTTCCACTGGTAAAAGACTTTTTAAAGGTTATGATAATTATGATGACTTAAAGAGAACTACTTTTGACCTTGAAACTGAAGGTCTTAATGCAAAGTATCACATGATTAGTCAGATTGGTTATCGTAATAATAAGGGTTTTCAGAAAATTATTAATATAACAGGAGATAAAGAAGAAAAATGGAAATCCGAAATGGCTGCCATTGAGGAGTTTGTTAGGATTCTTTCCGAAGATAAACCAGACAACGTTGCAGGTCATAACTCTGAAAACTTCGACTGGGATTTTATTATTAATAGATGTAAGGAACACGGAGTTGATTTCTCTGAACTTTCAGAAAAGTATCTTAATAGACATCCTATTTACAAGAAGAAAAAACAGAGTGTTCTGAAACTTGGTGGTGAAATGGAGTATTATTATCCGACTATTATGTGGGGTACTAATATCATTGATTCTATGCATGCTGCACGTAGAGCGCAAGCACTTGATTCAAGTATGAAGTCATCTAATTTGAAGTATGTTACTAAATATCTTGGTTTAAATAAACAAAATCGTGTATATGTTCCTGGAGATATTATTAATCAGACATGGGCGGTAACAGATGAAGTATATGCATTTAATGATGATAATGGAGATTGGTATAAAGTTACAGATAGTAAACCATTAAGAGATGGATATGTTTTAAAATCTGGTAAATATATCGTTGAACGTTATCTATATGATGACTTGTGGGAAACTGATAAAGTCGAACTTAAACTTAACGAGTCTAACTTCCTTGTCGGGAAGATGATTCCTACTTCTTTCTCTCGTACTTGTACTATGGGTACTGCTGGAGTGTGGAAGCTTATTATGCTTGCATGGTGTTATGAGAATGAATTAGCTATTCCGTCTACGACTTCTAATAGAAAGTTTACGGGTGGTCTTTCACGCCTTCTTATTACTGGTTATGTTTCACGTATTGTAAAGTTAGATTTTAATTCTCTTTATCCTTCTATTATTCTTACATGGAATATTTCTACATCTCTTGATGTAATGAATATTATGTTGTATCTCCTTGAGTACATTCTTACACAAAGAGAGAAATATAAGGACTTAAAGAATCAGGCTGGTTCAAAAGCCGATGAACTTAAAGATGAGATTGCTAATGCTACTGGTCTATCCGAAGATGAAATTAATAAATTATTAGAATCCATTAGATATTGGAAAGCTGAAAAGATTGGTAATGATAAAAAACAGCTACCTCTAAAAGTATTAGGTAATGGTTTCTTTGGTTCTTATGGATGTCCTATGGTATTTCCATTTGGAGATATTGATGCAGCAGAGAAAACAACTTGTATTGGTCGTATGTCTTTACGACTTATGATTTCTCACTTTACCAATATTGGTTATACACCTGTTGTAGGAGATTCATTTACAGGAGATACACCTATTTTTATTAAGTATGATAATTCTGGTTTAATTGATATTGTTCCTATAGAAGACGTTATTAATAAAGATGAAATCCAAATTGATGCTTTAGGTAGAGAATACGATACATCTAAAAAGTCTTTTAAAGTACTTTGTAATTCAGGATGGGTTGAACCTTCCTATATATATCGTCATAAAACATCAAAAGACATATATAGAGTTACTGATAGTAATACATTAATTGATGTTACAGAAGACCACAGTCTTTACAATAAAGAAGGAAATAAAATTAAACCATCTGAGGTTAATTCAAAAACAGATTTGGAATATTATAAATATAATATTTATACTGATAACAAGTCAGTTACAAATATTTCATTAAAATATATCGAAAGAATTGTCCATTTAATAAAATCAAATAGTTTAACAAAATTACCTATAAAAATAATTAATATGGATAAGAAATCATATGAACTTTTTAACAAGTTTTTTAATAACTATGGTTTAGATATGATATGTTCTAAATCAGTTAAAGCTGGCTTGTTATTTCTTTATAAACGTTATAATGGACTCTAATCTATGGGTAAGAAGAAAACTTTAGAAGATTTTGTTAAACAGGCTAATTTAGTACATAATAATAAGTATAATTATGATAAATCCATATATATCAATAATCATACTAAAATATGTATTATTTGTCCTAAGCATGGAGAGTTTTGGCAAACCCCAAACTCACATCTTAATGGCAATGGATGCCCTGCTTGTTCTAATGTAAAGAGAATGACAAATGAAGAATTTATTAAACGTGCCAATAGTATACATAATTTCAAATATAAATACTATAATGATTTTTCTGGTATTCATCATAAAATACAAATTTCATGTCCCATTCATGGAGATTTCTTTCAGTTGGCAAAAAGACATCTTGAAGGTCAAGGGTGCCCCATGTGTGGAAAACAATATTCTATAAATTGGAATAAAAATAATTACAACCATTTTGTTGAAGAGTCTAATAAGAGATTTAATAATTACTCATTCCCTTATATACAAAATGAATATGAAAATAGTCATTCTGTATTAACAATTAAATGCAAAAAATGTGGTAATACTTTTCAAAAAATAGCTTGTGACCACTTGACTTCTCCTTTTGGTGGATGTCAGAACTGTTTTTCGGATACGTCATATGGAGAGAAAAAAATATCCAAATTTATTAAAGATATTTTACCTAATATTGAAATAAAATATAATGATAGGAAAATACTTAATGGAAAAGAGTTAGATATTTATATCCCATCTTTAAACATAGCAATAGAGTATAATGGTCTTTTTTGGCATTCTGGAATGTTTCGTTGTGATAAAAATTATCATTTAAATAAAACTATTGAGTGCGAAAGACAAGGTATAAGACTGATTCAGATTTTCGAAGATGAATTATTACATAAAGAAGATATTGTTTTTTCTAAAATTAAGCATATCCTCTATCAAAGTAATGAAAAAGGAAACAAAATTTATGGTAGGAAATGTATTGTTAAACAAATAGATTATAAATTGTCGAAAGATTTTCTTGAAAAAAATCATATCCAAGGTACATCTAAAGCAACGATATATATAGGTTGTTATTATGAAGATAATTTAGTCGGTGTTATGAACTTTATTAAAAATAGCAATAATAAGTGGATTCTAAATAGGTTCGCTACAGATATAGACTTAAATTGTATTGGTGTTGGTGGTAAAATTTTCCACTGGTTTATCTCACATTATTGTCCGTTAGAAATAATTTCATTTGCAGACAGACGCTGGTCCACAGTATTACATGATAATTTTTATAATTTAGTAGGCTTTAAATTAGATAAAATCTTACCACCTAATTATTCTTATTTTATGAATGGAGTAAAAAATAGATTACATAAATTCAATTTTAGAAAAAGTAAATTACATAAAAAATACGGTCTATCATTATCATTAACAGAAAGCGAAATGACGAAAGAGATTGGTGCTTATAAAATATGGGATTGTGGATTAATTAAATATATTTGGAAATATGGTGAAAATTAATAATTTAGGTAGAACAAATGATTATGTTTATGATATATCTTTGGATGGGACAGTTGTAAATGCATTAGGAATGAACATTGTTTCTAACACTGATGGTTTTAACTTCCAAATGCCAGAAGAAGATAAATTCAGATATAATAACGAACATCCGTATATAAGTACTGGTGGTGGGCGTAATAGTATAAAAGGTAAAGCATATACACGTGTTGATGCTGATGTAGCAGAATTTGAAGATACTTATTTTACTCATGCATGGAATGGTGGAGTTAATAAAATGGGTCTTGGAATAGACGAGTATTGCGATGCTTGCATTCAGTTTGCACGTAAGAACTATGCTGACCTTATGCCAGATGGTAAAACGAAGAAAGTAGGTAACACTATTAAATCACGTAAGATGTCTGGTTATCTTGAGAAGTTTATTGATACAGGTATTGATTTACTTCTTCATGACAACGGCTATAAGTTCCTTGAGAACTATTATAATTATATCGAGCAAATTTACAATTATCAAATTCCAGTGAGAGATATTGCTTCCAAAGGTAATATTAAAAAGACCATGGAAGAGTATATTGCTGATTCAAAAACTCTTACAAAGAGTGGTAGTAAAAAATCACGTCAAGCATGGTATGAATTAGCACTTAAAGAGAATATACCTGTAAAGGTAAGTGATACAATATATTATATCAATACTGGTGTTAAGAAGAGTCAATCAGATGTTAAGCGTATTACTCATCAATATACTATCATAGATGGTGAAGAAGTAGAACTTACAGCTAAGGTTATCAGACAATTGGTAAGTCCGATTTGCGAGAAACAAGGTATACTTTATAAGAACCTTAAAACAAAGGATAAAAAGGAAATGCTTAAACCTTTCATTAAACGTGAAGAAGATGAGATTATATTAAATTGTCAAATTGTTCCTTCTGATATTATTAATAGTGAAGATGATATTTTATGTAGTGAAATAGAAGATTTAGGTTATGAACCTATTGAATATAATGTTGACAAGTACATATCACAATTCAATAATAGAATACGTCCACTTTTGGTATGTTTTTCACCAGATATTAGAAATGAAATTCTTATTACTAATCCAAAGGATAGAAAATTTTTCACTGAAGCTGAATCTAAGCTTGTTCACGGCTATCCAAATAAGCCTACCGACCAAGATACCTATGAGGCACTTATGACCCCTGAGAGGAAAGAAATAGAGTTCTGGTTAAAGATTAACGAACGACCTCCTTTTGTTGATGAGTGTGGAATTGATTGGGATGGTTTAGTTAAGAAGTATTACGAGGAGCGTTCTCAAGAAGATAATGCAACTTATAAATTAGAAAATACTCGTTATTTGGAAGCATTAGAAAAGATTACACCAGAAGATGTAGAAGCATTTGAGGAAGACGGTGTTATACCTTCTTATATTACCTCAATTGTTACAATGGGTTCTGATTTGCACTTCTATTTTAACAATATTCCTGATAAAAAGCCCTCAACAGGCGGTTATGTATTTGATGATATTTCAGTACCGCAAGAAGTTGATGTTTCTTATTAAAATAAAAAAGACAATAGTATTAATGCTATTGTCTTTTTTATTTTATTACATGTTTTGTTTAATATTCTCCGCAATCATAAATATCAATATTTGCTTTAACTTCAGTTAAATTTCCAGTGACTTGTTTTTCAAATTTAACATTATGAGCGTCATCTGTTATATTATCAAAATCATATTCTTTCGAATTAGTAGCAGCGCCACCACCACCTATTACACTTAAATCGTAATTAATCGTTCCATCAGATTTTTTAGTACGAGTAAAGCCAATAGTATTATTAGAACTTGTTAATTCAGTAACAGTTTTACCGCTTAATTCCTTTGTTCTTGTATTAAGGTCATTAAGTGCAGCAGCTACTACTTTTTCATTGTCGGTAATAATTTTATTAACCTTTTTGAATGCTTTGTTTACACTATCAGTGCCACTGATTGTTAACGGTTCTGACGCTTCTAAATTGGTTGTATCATAATCATTACCAAGAGTTAATGTATTTGGATTTATTGTTACATTTGCTACACCATTAGAAACTGTACCAGCCGTACCATTTACACTAACATTCTTAATTATACCATCAGGATTAAAGTTAGGAGTTGAAGTTGGTCTCCAGTTTTCTAATTTTTGTGTTTCAGACAGTAATACACCATTTTGTGCATCCTCTGGTCCAACATACATATACTGTGTTTTTTCATCAGCAACATAAACAGTCATACCGATATGGATGAGTGCGTAATTACCAGATGTGTTCCATGTACTTGCACCAGCGGTTAAGTTAGCCTTTGTTTTAACAATATATCTTGCATCAACAGGGTCTGATGAGCCAGCCATCATTGGTGCTGGTAATGCAATACTATTACTATGTAATACGAAATTTTTTTCAGCCATTGTTTCTTACTATTAATTCATTTTTAGTTCAAATTTAACAGATGCTAAAGCACCGCCTTTCCAAGTATATGTATAATACTTAACTTTCACAGCACTTCCAGTTGAATCAGTAAATATAGTTTCATCGCTTTCAACAGGAGTACCAAAACCGCTCAGTTTATTAACATCATATTTGCCACTAATAGTGTTAAATGCATTTGCTGCTGTTAATTTCTTTGGAGTTTTAATCACAAGAGGATTAGCGTTGTCTGTATTAGGGAATTGAACCTGATATGTCCAAGCCTGTGTCCAAGCCTGTAATGGAAGTTCTACGAGGTTAGTTGAGAAAGTACTACCAGTATTCGCTGAAACAGGTGCTGTTACATTAATTGTAATGTTATTGCTTGTTGATACGCTACCTGCTGGATGTGGATTTGCTACATTACCCCCATTAGTAGTTTTAATTGGGTTTGGACTATCTCCCTTTGATGTACGTATAGTTGCACCAGCTGCATAATTAGCTGTACCTTTGTAAACAAAAGCACCTAATGTAGCATATACAGTTTTATTGTTAGCTCTGTCAACTTTTGTACCAGTTGTCATGGCACCATTATTGTTTGTATGTGTTTCACTTGTCTTTGCACCGACATATCTAATATCAGCGGTTACTTTATCTTCTACATGTACATTACCCTGATTAAGTGTTACAGATAAATTACTGTCTGCAAGCGCCTCTGAACCAATCTTAACAGATGCACCGTTAGAGTACTTATCGGTAGCAATTGTTGCAGTAGGTTCTGTAACTGTTGGATAAATCGTTTTAAAAATTAATTTATCAATTATCTCTGATAATGTATAATTGTTCAAAGAGCCAGCTGTAGTACCAGCTTCAATATCTCCAATAGTTTCTGGAACTTTCAAGTTAACTGGTGATACGTTTGTGTACATCAATTTAAACGCATCCCTTGTTGTTTCTATCTGACCGTCTGGTTTAACAGTTTCTTTTGTTATAACGTATTTGTCAGATGATACTGTGTCACCACTTGTAGGATGTGCATCCTCTGCTGTCTTAGAATATTGTCCATCAGTATCTTCCAAACGCTTAATTTCTTTAATAGTTTCACCTCTTTTGGATTTCTTGATGATATCCTGAAGATTTAATGTATAGATTGTGTCAACGTTATTCTTTTTGATTTTAAAACCAATAATTTGTGCAACTCCATTAGATTCTGTTGCTGTTGCATCCTTGTAACTTACTACAATTGGTTCACCATCTAAAAGATTTGCACTTTGACCAGTAAGAGCTGCTTTAGCTTCATCTATTGTATTATAGATATTGTTACTTCTCCGAAGTTGTAAATGTCTCATTGTATATAAAATTATAATTATTTTATTAATATTTAAATCTTACTGTAGATAAGTATTCCACAGTAAGATTATAATTTATTTTTTAGAATGTTCCGTAATCAATAGAACCATCAAAATAAAGTCCATTAGAATCAGCATTTTCTTTAGAATCCTTAACATGTACTATTTTGATAAGGTTGTAATCATGACCGATTTCGCTTGTATTTTGTACTTCTACATTCTCATTACCAGTGTCACTTTGTCCTTCTGAACCATGTGTACCATTGTAATGTGCTAAACGTACATCTACTGCTAATTTGTTTACATTACTACCATTTTCTTTCTTAGCAGAAACACTACTTGAATAAGTATCTGAACCGTTATAAAGGTTAGTTATATTTTCTTTAACAGTTTTTAATTCATCTGCTAATTTACGGTCTGCATCTACTAAACTTGTTGCATTCTGTAAAATCTCGTTAGTTGTACCAGCATTTAGGTCTTGATAATTTTCTCCATCAGTAACATTATCTTTTCCAGTAACAATTTTACCTATTGCTTTAATGTTATTCTTAATAGTTTCTGAAACATCATTTGTTTCCTTTTTAATGAAGTTTCTTACTTTATCTCCACCAACGTACAAACCATTATTACTTATAGTTAACAAGTTGTCTGCATGGTCTACATCATTTCCTTCTCCAGCCAATATAACTCTTGCTGATAATATGTCAGTATGGTTATCTGCACTAACCATATCTCTATCATTTCTAACAAGTTTAATAGCTGAATTAGTTTCGTAATTTTTAACATCCCACTCATTAAACAAGTCCATTACAGGTACTGTAATATTGTTGGTTGTTTTACGTCCTTCAACATCAACCTCGTATGTTATGACAAGACTCTTAATATCCTTATCATATACCATACCTTTGATAACAGAACCAGCATTCAATGTAATAGTCTGTTCCTCATTCATTGCGGATGTCTTCCACTTGAGGCTATTCGTACCGCTATCATATCTTAAATTGATAGATGCATATACACCTGCACCGTCAGCATTATTAGAAATCTTAATGATGTTATCTGAAGCCGTAGATGGTAAAACCTGTGCATTAACAACATTGGTAGTAGTGTCAATATTGTCTTTAGAAACATTGAATTTTATAGTAGAGTTTTCACTTTTGAATGTGTACTTACCATTTTTAATAGCATCTTTTAAATCGTCAGATACTTTAGCAATTTTAGTATCTACTTTTCCTTTTAAAGTATCTATACTATTACCGTTGCTTTCGCTCTTAGTTTTAACAACTGCTAACTCGTTCTTTAAAGTGTCAATAGCATCCTTATTGTCCTTAATTTTCTGACTTGAAACATAAAGTTTCTGTACACCATCTTCCTCTACTTGTGTAAGGATATTATCATCCTTATGACGAACGATATGTACATCTGCGGTTAATACGTCTTTACCATTAATAACTCTTGTTCTGTTAAGTTCAACAGTATGGTTCTGATTTTCTGTTTGAGATGTTTCCCATTCAGTAATTAAACCGCTCATCGGAATGCTTACAGTTTCTCCGTTTTTACTTTCAATGTCATCAAAAACAAGCACTAATTCCTCTGTTTCAGCTTTGTATTCAGCCTTTTTAACAATTTTAGATGTTGCAAGAGGTATTCTACGTACACGTGAAGCATTAGTAGAATCTGATACAATTAACTCATTCTTAGTCGCATCATAATCAATAGTAGCTAACAAACCTGTATTAGTTTCAATTACAAGGTTATTATCACGATTAAGTTTAACATCGCCTGTAATTTTAAAACCATCTATAGTTTCGTTCTTTGTTAATTGAACTGTACTGGTTTCACCTACATTAACATTAGCGTTCTTATTTAACTTATTTAATGTCTTGTTAATGCTATCAAGTTCTTTCTGTGCGTCTGTATTTACACCATCTTTGTTATACTTGATATTAGATGCTCTTCTATCCACAAACAGACCATGTTCTGAACCGACTTCTTTAAGAGCGTTGTTATCATTTATATCATTATAAATTTTAACATCAGCTGTTAATATGTCAGCACCAGGATAGTTAGTTTGTTTCTTTAGTTCTACAGAATGTGCCTCATTATTTACAACCCATTCATCAACTAAATGACTCAAATCTATATCGGCTGTTTCTAATTCGCCTTTTTGGTTATAATACTCTAATACAACTTTCTCATTTACAGTATCTGTATATATTCTGTTAATAAAAGAAGCACTATTTAATTTAAAACTCTGCTTTTTATTTTTACTATCAGAAGATGTATTGATAAATGTGATAGTATTTGTTTTATCATCGTATTCAATATCTATACCAGCGTATAATCCGTCGATTACATTGTCTGAACCATACTTCCACTGTAACAAGTTTGTTGGGTCATTAGAAATTGGTGTTTTTAAAGAATCTAAAGCGTCTTGTACGTTAGTCTTTTTACCTGTTTTGTCATAGTAGCTGATATTCTTAGCTTGACCAGATACATAAAGATACTTACCGTCACCTATAGTCTTTAAGATGTTATCTACACCCATTTCTTTAGGTGCAATTCTAACATCAGCTTTTAATACATCTTTCCATTTACCACTACGTCTGTCATTGTCTACAACACCAGTATCTGAATGGCGGTCTCTTGTAAGTACAATAGGAGTTTTACTTGATTCTCCTTCTGTAGTCCATTCATCAATAAGGTCATCCATATCAACCTTTAACTCACGTCCATCAGCATATTTGAAAATCAATGCTTCCTTTGTAATATCATAATAACCATCTTCTATAGTTGGTAATGATATATCTGTCTCATTATCATTAACTTGGAATTTGAGTACTTTTTTATCATTATCATATGTCATACCAACATAAGAGTAAAGTCCATCCTTATTTTCTTTAATGATGTTCCCTACTTCTTTTCTATTGAGAATAATATTATCAGCGATTTTAACGCTGCCTGATAAAACGTTTTCAGTACCGTCAGTTGATGTAGTTTTTGATAATTCAAGTGTATTACTATTCTTTGTGACAAAAGCAAACTTCTTAACAGCATCAGCTATCTCTTTGTAAGCATTATCAACTCGTTCATTAACACCTTCTATGTCAATGAAGAACACTTTATTTTGAGTATTTGGTGTTCTTCCGTCTCCCTTTGAACCAATGGCTAAGATAACGTTTGGATTTTCTTTATCACCGTATTCTAAAACCATAGGTTCTGCATACAAAGGAAGCCAATCTATTGCATTGTCAGCACCAGTATCACCAGTTATCTTAAATGCAGTATTAACTACGCTATTACCAGTTACGTAAGCAATTGCCTCTTCTCTTGTTTTAAATATTCCTTCGTTACCATCTCCGTGATGTACGAATTGTAATCTATTTATCATCTTGTAATAACTTTTTAATTTTTATTAGAATTTACCAAAATTAGCGTTGAAAGTTAACGTGATGTTATTGCTACCTTTCTTTTCATCAGTTTGGTCTTTTGAAGGAATTTCTGTTTTTCCGTTAGAATAAACAATGTAGTCACCACCTTTTAGAATACTTCCCTCTATTTTATCTCTGTTCTCCCATTTTTCTGCAAGACCAGTGCGTAATTCTTCTTCTACAGCTTTAGCTCTATCTCGTTCCTCTGTTATCGCATCAGTAAGAGTTTTATCACCTTCAGTACGTTTTGTTATTTCTTTAGCAAGCGCATCTTTAATGTCATCTGTTTCATTGATAACATGTTCTGCAACAGCTTCTAAATCTTTACGTACATCTTTAATACCATCTTCTCTGTCTGATATTTCTTTGTCGAGTTTCTTTCCTAAGTTATCACTCTGTGCTTTTAACTCTTCATCAGCGTTCTTTCTTTCCTCTGTTTCGGTTTCAAGCGCACTTTTAACGAGATTTATTAAAGGTGTTGTTCTTGAAAGAATATCATTGTAAGCCTGTTGGTTGGTGTTAATTAATTTTCCATCAACAATTCTATATTCAGAATCAACGAAATCATCTTTACTAATTGGGTCATGAATTACAATTGTATCACCTTCTACCATTACCTTATGGGTCCACATGTTACCGTCCCATTCATGAAGTATGTAAGTAGGTTTACAACCTGCACAGTCTTTGTAGAACTCGTTATAAATTAACTCATTCTCGTCCTTTACATCTTCATTTATATTAGCAGCTGTCCAAACTGTAAATCCATGTTCTGTATTCAATGATGGAAGGAGAACTGTTTTATATGTGTTACCGCCAATTACTTCTGCACCATAATTATTAGACCCGTTAAAATCTTTTACTAATCTAAGTGATAAGAAGTGTTCAGGACATTCTGTTATCTGAATAACGCCTGATTTATTAAATTGGAATTGTTTTACATAATAGTCAAATCCTTCACCTTTAATTGTTTGAGAACTTGTCCAATATTTTGCTTCTTTATTAAATTTAATAATATCTTCATTCTTATCAACACCATATCCGCCAGCAAATACATTAAAACCATACTTATCGGTTCCCTCTGGAGAAATAGGTTTTTCCTCAGCTACTTTATCATCATACAGATAAGTATCATCACTTGGTGTACCGCTTGTTGCAGTTTTATTCCAACACTCTGTTGATTTTAATTGCTTACCAGCAAGTTTTCCTAATTGTACATGGCAATGAATATCGTTATGGTTCTGATACTGACATGGTTCTATTGCATTAAGCATATTATCCCAATCCTGTTTAGTTGGAATACGCCATCCTGCTTTTAATTTGCTTTCAATTTCCTTTACACCATCCATAGTATAAAGTCTTCCAGCACTTGAACTACAGCTTAAAGTAACATATCTATCACCTTTACATGGATTTACAGGTAAACCACTTCCATTATCATTTCTTGTGTCAATAAGTGACTTAGCTGGAGAGTAATATCCTGATTTTTCTGTAGGGTTAAGACGTACAGGGTCGCCACTCTTGCCATTACCAAGAATGCTACCGTCTGTTATTACTTCTCTTAGGTATTTATTTTCAACTTTCTCGGCTTTCTTTGTTTTATCAGTTTCAAATGTACCGATTAGATGTTTATTGTTGTCGCTATCAGTTACCCATAATTTGCCGTCAACATCGCTAAATTCAATTTTAAATTTCTTCTCTACTGGGTTTCCATTTTCGTCTTTGTCATTGGTAGTATATTTAAAACTAAAGCTGTTTTTATCAGTGCAATCACCAGTACAGCTACCAGTTCCAGCAAAATGATAATCATCTAACGTAATACCATTATTCATTAAAGAAGCAAGGTCAATTCCAATAACATCACCATTGTTTCTTGTTAATTTTAATGTATTGGTTTTCTTGTCAAATTCACCATTAGCTATATCTTCGTCCTTTAAGTTAAGAAGATTACTATCGACTTCATTTACGGTTAACTTACAATTCTTAGTAACATCCTCTTTGTAAGGTGAAACAAGCTTGTAAAAATATAATCCTTTAGCCATATTATTTTTATATTAGTTATACTTTTATTCTTTTTTATAAATATGAAAATATTTTTCTTTATACATTATTTATAGTCATTAATGAATATAAACCTTACAATTTTTTATGATACACCCTAAAGGATTTTGGAAAAACAAAGAAAATATGTTTCGTGAAGCAAAGAAATACGCCACTAAAGAAGAGTTTAAAGATAATAATTTAAGTGCTTTTTTAGCTGCCTACAAATATGGATATATTGATGAAATGTATTGGTTAGTTAAACAAAAACAACATAAAAAAGGATTCTGGACTTATCAAGAAATAGAAAAAGAATCTATGAAGTATAAAACAAAAACAGAATTTTTTAAGAAAAATCAAACCGCTTATCGTGCTGCGTTGAAACTCGGAATAATTGACGATTTTTTCATTACCAATTATATTCAGTATTAAAAAAAAGTCTATGGACTAAATCCATAGACTTGATATTTTTTTTTATTCTAATGGTAAAACCTTATATTGTCCATTCACTCTATCTCTTTTTGCTTTATAAGCATCAACAAGAGATGAATCAACGTATAATGTTAAATCTGACTTATTTTCTATTCCACCAAAAGGAAAAATATTGGTTATATCTTTTGTTCCAATTATTTTTATCTCTCTAAGTTTTTCGCACTCATACAAAAAATTTAGAAATGGATATTCTTCTACTGAGGAGGGAAATGTTACTGACTCTAAGTTGTGACATGAATTAATGGATTGACCTTTAATCTTAGTAACACCTTCAGGTATAATTAATTCTTTTAAACCACTACCATAAAATGCATAAAAACCTAATTCTTTTAACGTATTCGGTAATGTAATATGTTCCAAAGATTTACAACCTTGAAAAGTAGAACGGTCTATTTTTGTTATATTATTAGGTAATGTAACGCTACTAAGTGATTGACATTGTAAAAATGTAGTTTGACCTATTGCCGTAACACTATCTGGAATAATAACCGATGAAAGATATATGCATCCTACAAAACTACTTATACCAATACTTGTACATCTATTAGTGATTATAGCACTGACTACATCTTGGTTGTAAGGATAAATATCATCCCTACTTAAAGTTTCTTCTCCTGTAATATATACAGTAGAATTATCTTTCAATGTTAATATACATAACGCATTAGGAGGCACGTTAGGTGGTACGTTGGATGATACATTATATCGAGGCTCTACCCCCCCCCCATTTGTTCCTTTAATAGCTGATACATAGGGACTTACATATTGTTCACTTAATTCATAAGTGCTTCTTTGTTCATTATTATCAAAGAATTTTAAAAATTTTGCCATATATTAAAAAATATTTATTATTATGTTTTATTTATATCTTTACTATATTTGTAGTTATTCAAAATTTCCATGTATTCTAAATCTCTATTATAAAATTTAAAATCTTTCATATATCCAATAAAGCTGCCAGCAAAATATTCCTCAAGTGGATATACTCGTGTTGGATTAAGCATGTAATTTTGTAATATTGTTTCACTTAATCCTTGTGTTCCACCGCCTATAGATATATTATATGGTACTCCCTCTTGTTTTTCGTATAATTCATCTAATTTACGTAAATTTATTCTTGGTAATTCCTTTGTTATATAAACGAGTTTTCCATTTACATAAAAATATATTTTCATACCACCAGAAGTACCGTAAATTTTAACGAATACACTACACCATTCACAGTTGGGTATTATATTAGGATTAGAATATCCCTCAATTATCTTTGTTTTATTATCTCCGCTTATATCACAGTCCCTTGTGAGTATTCTATACCCAATAGACCCATCGTCCTTTATACGCAAAGCAAATGCGTTATTATATATATCCTTATAAGGATTATGATTATTAATATCTTTATTCCTTAGTGTATCAATATTATCTACAGTGTAACCAGTACATGTTCTATTCATTAAAATGAATAAGTTACCTTTAAAATTATTGTTTCGGTAAGTAAACATTACTTTATTTCCCTCTATCCAATTATTTGTTGTATAACCTGTACATGTTCTATTGAAAAGAATAAATTTATTATCACTCATTAAATACTTGTGATTTGCTTCTGAAAATTTAAAACCATTTTCTGATTCGTATTCAAAATCTGAAATATTCATTTCTGGTTCTAAATAATCGAAATCTTCTCCATCGTTTATATTATCTAAACCTTCTATATAATCATCTCCGAATGGGTCATTATAATCATAATCAGGGTCTCTTTCGATATATTCTACATTTTCTTTATTACTATCGTTAGGTTCTTCTGTATTACTTCCTTTATCTTTATTACAACACCATCCTTTTAATGTTTCGTGAGGTTGATTTTCATCTATTAGTTTTGCTTTGGTGTTGCTTTCTATATAATAGTCCATAACATCAAGCCCGTCTAAATTACAAGGTTTTTCTTCATATAATTTAGGGTCATAATAGTTAAAGTTAATATAATTATCTAAATCATCGAATTTTGTCTTTTTTTCTGGTCCTGGAAATTCGATATCTAAATCATAGAAATTACCTATTATATAGTCTGATTTATTTATTTCTCCTCCTTCTACGTAGTCATCTGGAGATAATGGGTTATTTTCTTCAAGTTTATATTTATCATCCTTATCATAAAGGTATGTCCATTTATTTTCAGCTCTTGCGCCCATAAAAAAGAATATACCTTTATTGTTTGGATATTTATCATTAAGTGTTTTATCACTTTCTTTTTCAATATCACATTTTTTTAATTGAAATTCAAAACCCCATACATCACCATTATCTATTTTGTTAGGAAGAACTTTGTATTTATCACATTCCGTTTGGAAAAAACCTTGAAAGAATCCACCGTTTAATTTAACTTGACATTCTTCAAATGTAATAGGATAATCGTATAATAAGGTACTTCCCGTTACTTGATGTAATTTAAGTCTATAATCACCTTCTTTTATATTAAATTTTTGTTTTTGAAATAATTCAAAGAAATCTTTATTTGATATTCTATCTTTTCTGAACTTAAAAAGTCCATTATCAAAACCTGTATATGTGATATTATATAAGGTATTTTCAATAGCTACAGCTTTGTTCCATACTTCATTCTTTTTTCCATAAATCCATCCGTTTTCGTCATGACATTCTTTATCACACATGTCTATATGTGATATAATTCCGTCACTTGTAACTTGATTATTGAATCTATATGAACCATACGAATCTTTATAAACAAAAAAATCATAATATTCATCTTTGTTTATATTCATTCGTAAATTATGGAAGTTATTCTCTTTTAAATTAGCCATTGCATACCTTATTATTTCTCAAATATAAATATTTATTTATAATAAATTGTATATAATATGAAGATTGTTAAAATAAATGAATCTCAGTTTGAAAAGTTATTTGAAACAAGTTCGTTTGTACAAACTGCTGGTGAAAGTAATTTAAGTCTACCTGGAGCTGAACAAGCTGCCACTTCACCAAATGCAGCTATTATACATGATATAGACGGAAATGAGATTAATCAAGGGCAAACTGATGATAAATTAGTACAACCAGTTACAGGTAAAAAGATTTCTAACACAATGTCAAATTCTCAGAGATTTGGTTACGTTGGAAGTAATGGAAGGGGGTTATAAAATGCCTATTTTTATTTACGAAGATAGACAGGAGGTACAGAATAAAGTAAGTGTTCTACCTACTGATTTTATGAAAGAAAGGTTTAAGACAGCAGCACTCAATAAAGATTATCTTGAAACAGTTCCTGGTGGTAAAGTTCTTAAAGGACAGATTTCTAAAACCCAATATAATACTAAGGGTTCTACATCGGATAGTAAGAATGGTAAAGAAAAGAAATCATCTGTTGGTGTTATTCAGCATAGCCGTTTAAAGGGTATTGTTCATGCTATGGAACAGGTACCACGTAATTCAAAAAGTTTTGAATTATATGGCGGTGAGAAAGGTCTTGAGATATACAGGAATTTACTTAGTAAAAACAGGTCCGTTCCATCGGTTAATTCTGTTAAACAAGTTAAACCTTCGTCTGCATCATCTTCAACTAAACCGTCTTCTGTTAATATAAAATCTGATACTACTCCAGATGGAGGAAGTGTTTCTTTTTTAAAGAACGAATCACGTAAAACAATTTTTATTAATGGAAAACAATTAAATATATTAAAAGAAAATAGAAATGTATAAAAATGGTCAAACGTGTCTTGAGAAATTTGGTCTTGAGGCAAGAAATGTTCATTTGCAAAGGAATGATTGGGGTAATCCAGTTATGCCTTCTACAAAGAATAAAATAGAATACACTAAAGTTTTAGTAGATGCAGAATATGCTATACAAACCGACTTTAAAATAGATTAACTATTTATAAAGAAAATAATGATATTAAATTTTAAATAACATATGGCTACAACAGTTCAAAATGGACAAACATGTCTTGAAAAAAGAGGTATAGAAGAAAGACATAAAGAAATTACACGAAGTGATTATAACATTGAAGACCAGTACGGTCCAACACATAAAGATGCGTTAAGTGATGGAGACCCTCAAGGTAAAGGTACAGGTCATGGTGGTCATACTCATTATTTACCAGATTGTACAAAGTCTACTGGTACTATAGATTATAGTAATTTTGATACAGACCATGGTGGCGGTCAATACGATATCGAGGGACGTAATAATATCAGTGGTAGAAAAAGAGCGCTTGCTATCTCAATGTATAACAAGGAAAATATGTATGGTCCAACATTAGTTGATACTTCGATTAATAGAAGTGATGGACAATATTTTGTCGGTCAGACTTTAAAACATATGTAATAGATGATGCTGAATTTGTATGAAATATTGAAGAAGGTGTTAAATGAAGGGGTTTCCACAAGAAGAGTTCGTAAGGTTTTGGACGGGACTATTGACGGTATTGATAGTAATGGCAAGCCTAAGAATGTAGATAAAAATGGAAACCTTTTTTATCACTATGTCCGTATTACTTATGATGATACTATAGATAATCCTCATGCTGGCAGACTTCCAAAACCTGTAGGAAATAGACTTGGTGTCAGAATTATTCAACCTTATGCATTGGGAGAATATGTTTCTGTTAATCCTGAAACTGGTAAAAAGAAACGTATAAAAGTTTTGAGAGCTTATCAAATAAGTCCAGAAAGTAGACGAGGTGGTCCACGTTGGGATTTATTTAGGCTCGATAGAATTTTATCTTGGGAACCTTTGTCATCTAAAACTTTCAGTTATCCAGCAGAGGGTTATAATGAAAATGGAGATAAAACTTTAAATAAGGTTGACGTACAAGTTAAATTTAGTAATTACGAACGGAATCCTGATGAATACACACAAGCTGTTAATAGACCTGGTGCTATAAAACAACAGACTCAAAGCAATATGCTTGCACCTAAAGTATCTAACGGTAATATAGGTCAAACAAATGTTTTGAATCAACGTAAAAGAGTTGCTGGTAAAACTTATAAGAATAGTAAACGTGATAACATGGTTGCTAAAAATATAGAACTTACTAAAACTCAAAATAGATTTGATAATTCTTTATGGGATAAAGCTAATTCTGAAAAGATGAAGCAAGATTATAACAATTGGAATAATAAGAATCAAAAAGTTAAATCTGGTCCTATTAAAAATAATGATGAGGAAGATGTCAACTACCCACAGGTTAAAGACCTGTGGGCTTGAAAAAGCCCAAGTTGATTAGTCTAAGCACTTTGAGTGCTACGTTAGGAGAGAATATATAGTTACCAAGTGGGTGTTTGCTCAAGCCCCTTGCTCTAAGGTTAGTGATTAAACAATTCTGTGAGGTAGGAATAGTGTTGCTAATATATAAACCTCTCCATAACATTGACGATGAGCATTTAACGGAGAAATC